GTGAGTGGGGTGAATCCCGAGTCGTCGTACCGGGCCGAGTGGCAGCGCCGGATGCGCGCCGAGTGCCTGCACTTCGTCGACCGCGCCCGGAAGACCCGCAAGCCGGCCGCGCACCGCAAGGCGATCGCGGATGTCTTCGGTGTCGCCCTGTGGTGTTCCACCTACGCCAACCCCGACGGCACCCGTGCGTTCCCGGAGGTCGCGACGCTCGCCGCCCTGACCGGCATGAGCGAGGAGCGCACCCGCAACTGCCTCAAGGTCGCACTGCTCGCCGGCGCGATGTCCCGGAAGCGGCGCAAGTACACCAGCAGCGAGTACCGCCTGGACGCCGTGGTCGGACCCGTCGGGGCCTTGCCGGTCGAGCGGCACCTGCACCTGGTCACCGAGACCCGCAGCAAGGACCGTCACCTGAAGCAGAAGGCCCTCGACGCTGAGCAGGCCGCGCACGAGCGCGCCGCCCAGGACATCGAGAACCGCGTGCGCGCACGCACTTCTGAACCCCAGGAACCCGTGCCCGCACGCGACTCTGACGAGTCAGAAACCCGTGCGCGTCGGGGTTCCTCGATTCCAGAAACCCGTGCGCGCACGCCCCAGAAACCCGTGCGCGCACGCATCGAGAAACCCGTGCGCGCCGGGGGGGTACAGATACCGGATACAGGTCCCCCTACAGATCTGGGGGGCGAGACGGTCTTTCAGCCTGAGGTGAGTAGGGGCGCGGCCCCCGCGAACGACGAGATCCCCGCCAACCCGGACGACGTGGTGCGCGAGATCGCAGCCATCGACGTGTGGCTGGCCGAGCACCAGTGCAGTGGCGGCTGCGCGGACGACGCCGCGGTCTACCGCCGCCGGTACGTCCTCGAACGCACCCTGCACGCGCTACGCCCGCACCGGCGCGGCCGAGCCAGTGAGCAGCACGCGGTAGCGCTCCTCGCAGCCGTCCCGCCAGCCCGCGCTCCAGAGACCGACCGGGAACGTGCCCGCACGCTCGCGGAGGACGCCGTACGCACCCACGCCGTGGAGCTGCGCGACCACCGCCGCCACTGCCGCACCTGCTGGACCCAGCAGACCTGCCCGGAGGCCTCCGTCATCGAAGCCGACCGCAACGCCGCCGCGCACCGCGCCATGGATGCAGCCCGAAAGGAAACCGCATGACCTTCCCCATCCCCGAAGACAAGATCGGTGCCCTGCCCGCCGATCCCGGCCCGGGTGAGCACCTGTGGACCGTGATCGTCATGCACCGCGTCAGCGACGAGACGATCCGCGCCTTCAACCGCGCCGAAAAGGCGCCCTCGGGCCTCTTCGATGGCGACAGCCTCATGAGCATCCAAGGTCCCGGCTGCTACAAGTGCGAGCAGCCGTACGACCGATCGATGGCGATCCGCCCGTGCACCGGAACGCTGGATCTTCAGTGACCAGCGAGCCAGACCGCGAAGCCACGATGGTGGCCATCGACGGCCGCGACGCCCTGGCGTTCGTCATCATCCGCCCCGCAGACGACGGGAAAATCTCCGTCGAAGCCGCGGCCAAGGCCCTGTCCAAACACGAAGCGGCACGAGTCCTGCGGCACGTCGCCGCCCTGTGGGACGAGGAAGACCAATGACCGATCCCGACACCCCATCGGACTGCGAGCACGTCTACGAGATCCACACCCGCGGCGGCCATCCGCTGCACATCCGCACCTGCGCCATCTGCCACCTCGTCGACTGGGCCGACCTCGACCAACAGGCCGACGAGATCTTCGACACCGGCTGGGAACTCGGCGCCGCCCACGCCACCACCGCCGTCCTGAGTGAAACGCGCCGCGGCCGGCGCTGGCCCTGGAGCCGAAACCGATGACGACCAGGAGCCCGCTCGACCTGCGCCCTGGCGAACCGTGGGACGTCACCTGCCACGCCTGCCCCGTCCCCGTACAAGGCGGCTGGATAGGCCTGCGCGAGCACTACACCGTCTGCCACCCCGACCGCCGGCCACCGCGAATACCCCGACCACGAACCGCACCGTGCACCACCGCCCGGCCGCCGATCCCTCAACGGTCCGCCCAGCCCAGCCTCTTCGACCTCGATGAGCCAGAAAGGCCGCCCCCATCGTGAGTACCCCGGAGAAATGGGCGCGCGTCACCCGCGCCCTCACCGACGTAGAACCCGCCAGGCAGGCCTGGACCGACCATCCTGGGCCCGACACCGGCCGCGCTCTCCACGACGCCCTCACCGACGCAGCAGCAGCCGTCCACGCCCTCTACAACCCCAACCGGCACCCCACCGAGACCGGCTGCACCCGCCACCCCACAGGGCCAGTCGACCGCGCCGGCATCGACTCAGGCGAAGGACCCTGCCTGCGCTGTAACCAGGAACGCCGCCGCGCCCGCGCCGTCGCGGACGGATCCGCCGGCCGTCGCCTCATGGACGGCATCCCGCCCCAGCCCCACCGCGACTGAACCAGGAGGCCGCCCGTGAGCCGCCACAAGCCGAACAAGCCCCGCCGCGAGCGCCCCGCACCGGAGCGTGACTCCGTGTGGGTCGAGTCCGACGTCACCAGCGACGGCGTCTACGTCGTAGCCGTGCGCTACGGCATGGACTGCGTCCGCTCCCTGAACCGCAGCGAGGCGTACGACCACGCCGGTGCGGTCCTGGCCGCAGCGCAGCGCGCCGAGCACGACTGCGCCGTGGCACGGCAGTTGATGAAAATCACCGGCCTTGCCCTGGATGAGGTAGCCCTCATGATCAGGGAACTCCGGGCAGACCGTCCGCCGCTCGACGCTGCAGCTCTCGCGCCCCTGTGGCTCGAGCCCGGCATCAACCAGGAGACCCGGCCGTTCCTCGTTCTGCACGCCGACGGACAGCAGGTCGGCCAGTGGACCGTCGGCGACGCCCGGCAGCACGCCCTGTACGTCCTGGAGGCCCTGGAGGCCGCAGACCTGGATGCCGCCTACCTGCGCTACCTCGTCGGGAAGATCGGCATCGACGACAACCGGGCCCGCCAAGCCATCGGCGACCTCGCCAACTATCGGCAGAGGTGATCATGGGACTCCACATCGCCCGCTACACCTGCCCGGTCTGCCAGGGCGAACCCCACGCGAGCGCCTGCCTCTACTGCCACCGCAGCGGCCTCACCGACGACGTCGAAGGCTGGGACCCCGAGGACTACACCGAAGCCCCGCGGCCACCGGCCGTGATGCGCTCGCCGTGCGGGGACTGCGCGTTCCGAACCGGGAGTCCCGAGCAGGAGACCGACTACGAACTGAACGCCCTGCGCAGCCGGGAGCGGGTCTTCTACTGCCACCACGGCATGCCCCTGATCGACGGCTCGTACCAGCCCGTCGCCGAACTGGACGGCGTCCCGGTCGGGTACATGGTGTGCGCCGGCTGGTGGGCGTCCGTCACCGGCGCAGCCCCGCCGGCCACGCCGTACCGGGAATCCCCGGCCGAGCGGCGGCAGGCCTCCACCCCGACGCCACCCCAGGAGCAGTGACGCGTGCGCATCTTCTACGACACCGAGTTCCACGAGAACGGCAGCACCATCGGCCTCCTGGTGCGCGCGCAGGCCTTGGACCAGGTCGGCGGCGCAGAGTGCGACGCGCCGCCTGCCACGGAGACCGACGTCGTGCGCCAGGCCGAGACGTCGTGACGGGGCCGGCCGCCGACTCCCCCGACGGGCAGGCCCGGGTCCGGCAAGGCCGGTGCAGGTTCGAACGCTGCCCGGCCTGCGGCACACCGACCCACGTTCACCCCGGCATCGATGGCCGCGAGATCGCTCTGCAGCCCGGAAACCATCCTGCCGGGCTGCTGCCTCCCCGAAACTTGCGGCATCTTTCGCACGGCATCGTCTACCCGGGCGCCGACCCGCGCGAGTACGGCACCGCGCGGATCGAGCACGTGAGCATCTGTTTGTCCCTGCCACGCCCGGCCCATCCTGTCCTCGCAGAGCTGTGGCGCGCCCTCTCGCTGCGCGCGGCATGCGAGCGGAACGCGAACCGTCGGTGACCGCCGGGCGCAAGTTCCGGCAACTTCCGTCCACGAGTCGTCAACTCGTTTGATTTACACCAGGCTCTCCGTTGTCAGCTCCGGATGCCGAGTGCCTGCCGCGGCACGCGCGGGGCGGGCGCAATGGTCCACCCTGGCTCACCTCCCGTGAGCCAGTTCAGGTAAGGACGACGACGGATCCTGAGTCCCGTGGTCTACTCCCGAAGTGCACGCGGTCGGTGAATGTTCTACAAACTCTCGGACTTTCTGTACATGAACTCACGACCCCTTTTTTGGGTGAAGCATGGCCGCGCAGTGCACGGATGCGCACTGAAGCGCGCAAGAGTCGTGTGTCACCACAGTGCAACTTTGCAAAGTGGGGCACTTGCACTTCGAGGAGGTTCTCACGCCATGGCCCAACGCATGGCCGTCGCGGCAGGGAGCGACACCGATCAACTACTGCGCTGCCTGCTGAATATCAACGCACACCACGACAGCGACCGGATGCTGCTGCCGGTCACCGCGTACGTACTCGACTGGGAGGCACTCGAAACCATCCCGTCCGGCGGCATGGTCACCGGACGGCTCCACCCCAGTGCCGAGCAACTCACTGATCTGGCACAGCTCGACGCCCACACCAGCCACACCGTCCCGACGTCTCTCGAACTTGCCGAGAACACGGCGTACGCCGACCGGAAGAACGGACGCGTCGGCGCAGCCCTGGTCCTGGAGATCGACGACGGCGCGCTCGTCGGCCTAGGGGAGGGCCCGGCCCGGCAGGTGTTCGCGGTCGACTACGGCGGGACCGTTGCAACTCTTCTGAAACCGTCGAGCGGAGAGATGTCATGGTTCATCCAGCCCCCTGCGGAGCCTGGATACGGTGACCCCCCAGCTGGGGTCGACTATCTCTCTATTGGTTCTCAGGTACTGTCGCTAGCCCTTTCGTACGTACACCAGGACGTCAACGACTGAGTCGCATTCATTGTTCGACCCGGGTCCCCGCCAGGCTAATTGGCGGGGACCCGGTCGTTTCACCCAACACTTTCCGGCTGAGAGCGCTCCCTGGTACCCCGAAGGCGATACCCGATAGAGACAAACCTTCGATAGAGAGTTGACGCTCCGTCATCTGATCCTGCCTGCATTCGCCGGGTGTGTAGGGCGATCAGGCTCGCTCCCGCGGCAGCGCCATCTGCCATCCCGCCTCGCACACCACGCACGGCGAAGGTTCGCGGCACGCACCGGACGCGCGAACCGATAGGCACGTGCGAACATTTGGCGTGTTATGCCCGCATCGAAAGCGAAACAGGCCGAGGTCGCCCTGCGCCGAAGCAAGGCGATCCGCATGCGCCTGTCCGGCGCCGACTACGAGACCATCGCCACCGACCTCGGCTACGCCTCCCGCGGCGCCGCCTGCACCGACATCTCCCGCGCCCTGAAGACCTGGCGCGAACAGGAGCAGCAGGACGCCGAAGAGTTGGTCCAGGTCGAATCACTGCGCCTGGAGCACCTCCAGGCCGCCCTGTGGCCGGCAGCGCTCGCCGGTGAGATCAAGGCCGTCGAGGCCAGCCTGAAGATCATGGACCGTCGCGCGCGGCTCCTCGGCCTCGACCGCCCCGGCAAGGTCGCCGTCGAAGGCGTCCCCGGCGGCGCACCGATCGCGCTGGCCGGCCCCATGGGGGAGGCCGAGCGCCTCGCTGAACTCCAAGCCGTCGTCGCCCAGATCGCCCCCGACGCGGGCGCCCTGGCGGACATCGACCCCGTCGACCTCGAAGGCGATCAGTAGCCTGAGCATCCAGTCACCGCTGGTTGCCAAGGGCCGGGTGCACAATCCCCACCCACGGGTGGGCGCTTGTGCGTGCCCGGAGGTGAACCGCGGTGGCGGAGCGGCAGACCCGCGCCGACGAGCAGCGCGCACGCCTGCGCGCCCTCGCGGCCCTCGCCTCTCCGGCGATGATGGGCCGCTACTGCCGCTCCCGTGCGTACGCTCTGCCCGCGCACGTGAAGGTCATCAGCCGCGCGCTGACCGGCCTCGGCCGCGACTACGACCGGCTGCTGATCACCTGCCCGCCCCAGGTCGGCAAGTCCCTGTCGCTGGAGAACTGGGTCATGTGGTGGCTCGCCCACCACCCCACCCACCGGGTCGGCTACTCGACGCACAACCGCGACCTCGCTCTCAGGGCGGGCCGCAACGTCCGCGCCCTCGTGCGCGAGCACGGCCTGGCCTTCGGTCTCGGCCTCGACCGGGAGGCGGCCGCTGCGCACGACTGGTGGCTGGCCACCGGCGGGGGAATGCGTTCCGTGCAGTGCGGCGGCGGCTGGACAGGCCAGCGCCTGGACGCCGGCGTCCTCGACGACCCGCTGAAGGACCGCCGAGCTGCCGACTCCCGCCGGGAGCGCGACATCATCTGGGACTGGATGTCCTCCACCTACCTCCGGCGCCTCCAGCCCGGCGCCCCGTTCTGCCTGACCCAGACCAGATGGCACGAGGACGACCCGCCCGCCCGCTGCCTCGAGCTCGAAGGCCGCGTGGAAGACGGCGGACGATGGGTCGTCGTCCACCTCCCGGCCATCGCCGACCCCTCGATCACCGGCCCAGACCTCCTCGGCCGTAAGGCCGGCGCCCCGCTCACGCACCCGACGATCCCCGACGAGGACACCGAAGCCCTCGCCGCGCACTGGGAGGAGCAGCGCCGCACCACCACCCCCCGCGACTGGGGCGCGCTCTACCAGGGCAACCCGCGCCCCCGCGAAGGCGCCCTCATCACCCACGACCAGCTCAAGGCGCTGCGGCTGCGCGCCGGCGAGAAGGCGCCGGCGGCCGAGCGGACAGCGGTCGCGATCGACCCCTCCGGCGGCGGCCGCGACACCGCCGGCATCATCGCCGGATTCCTCGGCACCGACAGCCGGCTGTATGTGACGCACGACCGCACCCGCGCCTGTTCCTCGCAGGAGTGGTCCCGCACCGCCTGCCTGCTGGCGTACGAGACCGGGGCCGGAATGTTCCTCATCGAGCGGTACGGCGGCGACTCGGCCACGCTGATCCTGCGCACCGCGTGGGACGCGCTGCAGCGCGAGGGCACCATTCCCGCGGACCGGCCCTGCCCGTACCTGGGGGAGAAGACCGCGAAGGCCGGCAAGCTCGACCGGGCCGAGCCGATCGCGCAGCAGATGCGCGAAGGCCGCATCCGCACCCTCGGCGTCCTGCCGGAGTGGGAAGACGAGTGGGCGACCTGGCAGCCCGGCTCGGATTCCCCGGGGCGCGTGGACGCGACCGCGTACCTGGCGTATGGGCTGCTGAAAGTCCCCGGGGCGCAGAAGCTGGTCGGCACGGCCGCGGGAACGTCGCTCACGGCCGTGGCCGCGTCGGGGATGGGGTCGCTCGGCCGTGGCCGGTGACGGTTCCACCCTCGGGGCGGGTGTGACCGGCAGCACAAACGCACTGGTCAGAGTGGATTGGATCAAGATGTCCGGTTTACGGTGCGGGCTCACATCGATCACGCGAAGGAACCCGTGCGCCATGGCCCGCCCCGACATCGACGCCGCCGTCAAGAAGCTCCCCTGGGGCATGGCGACAAGCCACCGCAGCCAGATCGAACGCCTGCCCAAGGCGCTCATGGACGGGGAGGCCGTCGAGGAGATCGTGGTGGGCGAGTACGGAAGCCACCGCAACAAGCACGGCCTCCTCGTCCTCACCAGCGCCCGCCTCCTCCTCGTCCGCTCCGGGCTCGTCAACCAGGAGATCGAGGAGTTCCACTTCAACCGGATCTCCTCCGTGGAGCTGAAGGCGGGATTCACCGACACGGTCACCATCCACGCGTCCGGGAACACCGCCGAGTTCAAGAAGGTCCCCGCCGGCTCGGCCAAGGCCCTGCGCGACCGGCTCTCCATGATCCTCGCCCAGGGCGGCACACCGCCCCCGCAGCCCGAGGCGCCGGCGTCCAGCGCAGACGTCACGAGCCGGCTGCAGACCCTCGACCAGCTCCTGGCGGCCGGCGTCATCACCGACGCCGAGCACCAGCAGCAGCGCGCACAGGTCATCCAGAGCATCTGACGGCCGAACTCCGCCGGGCCTGCACCCTCTTGGGGTGCGGGCCCGATGTGCGGGTGGCCCCATTCCACTTACGCTACGCCTCGTAGCGAAACGGCTACGATCTACGCATGACGTGGACCCTGGCCGTGATCGGGCTGCTCACCTTCGGCGCCGCCGCGCGCCTGACCCGCCTGGTCACCACGGACACCCTCACCGCCCCCCTCCGCGAACACCTCGCCCGCCGCTCCGGCACCGCCCAGCTCGCCGCCGTCGCAGCGCGCACCAAACCCAAGAAGGACCAGGACAAGGCCGAGCAGGCACGCCTGGACCGCCGCGTATCACGCCGCCAGACGACCCTCGGCTTCGCGACCTGTGACTGGTGCGTCGGTTTCTGGGCCAGCGCCCTCACCTTCGCGCTGCTGTTCCGCTACAACTCCGGCGCCTGGCCCTGGGACTTCAACGCCGTGCAGACCTTCCTGTACGCCATCACCGTCCTGGCCTCCTCGTACCTGATCGGCCTCGCCGCCGAAGTCCTGCCCGATGGCCACGCCGGCACCGACCCGGCCGAGACCGCGGCATCCTGAACCCGACAGGCCCAGGGGGCATGAGCTGATGGCATTCTGGCGACTGCACCGAGGCCGCCGCGAGACCCAACTCGGCATCCACAATCCGGCCGACGACGTCCTGCTTGCCTCGGCTGCCCTCACCGACAAAACGCAGGTGAGGGCAGCCACTTCACGCCGCCAGCCCTGGCAGAAGGAAGCCTGGGACCTGTACGACCAGGTCCCCGAGATCCACTACGGCGTGGGATGGCGCGCCGCCGCCTGCTCCCGCGCCCGCCTCTACGTCGGCCGCCTCGACCCCGACGGCTCCTCAGCACCCGCCCCCGTCGACTCCGACGAAACGCCCGGATCCGACGCGCTCCTGGCGCCGCTCCTCGACCTCGCCGGCGGCCCCCTCGGCCACGCCCAGCTCATCAAGCGCCTGACGATCCACTACGACGTCCCCGGCGAGTCGTGGCTCCTCGGCACCGCCAAGGGCCCGGAGGGCGGGAACCGCTGGCTGCTCGCCTCGAACGAAGAGGTCACCTCGACCGGCGGAGGGGAGCTGCGGGTCAAGGACCCCGACAACCCCGCCGAGCAGATCGAGTTCGTGCCCGGCCGCGACACCATCGTCCAGCTGTGGCGCCCCCACCCCAAGGACGCGTCCCAGCCGGACTCCCCGATGCGATCCCTGCGCGGCACCGCCAAAGAGCTCCTGGACATCTCCGCGCACATCCAGGCCACCGCCGAATCCCGCCTCGCCGGGGCCGGCCTCCTCAAGGTGCCCGACGGCGTCGACCTGCCGAACCCACAGCAGTCCGAGGGCCCGAACCCTCTGCACGCCAATCCGTTCATTGCCGCCCTGCTGCAGGCCATGGCCGCGCCGCTGAAGAACCGCGACGACGCCTCGGCGATCGTGCCGATCATCGCGACCGGCAACCCCGACGCCCTCAAGGCCATGGAACACCTGTCGTTCGCGACGGAATTCGACGCGCAGGCCCGCGAGCTCCGCGAAGCCGCCGTACGCCGCCTCTCGATCGGCATGGACATCCCGCCCGAGATCCTCCTCGGCATGGGCGACTCCAACCACTGGTCGGCCTGGCTCACCGAAGAGTCCGCGATCAAGGTCCACATCGAGCCGATGCTGCAGGTGATGTGCGACGCACTCACCACCCACTGGTACCGGCCCACCCTCACCGCCATGGGCATCGAGAACCCGGACGACTGGGTGGTCTGGTACGACATCGCCGGCCTCAAGCAACGCCCCAACCGCACCCCCGAGGTCGCGCAGGCCTGGCGGGACGGCATCGTCTCCGACGACACCTACCGCCGCGAACTCGGCCTGTCCGGCGAGGATGCCCCCGACGCCGAAGAGCAGCGCCGCCGCCTCCTCACCGAGATCGCCCGCAACAACCCCGCACTCGCCCCCGCAGCGCTCACCGCACTGGGCATCCCGATCGACCTCGCCAGCGTCCCGGCTGAACCGGCTGCGACACTGACCCGCCCCAACGGGGCACCCCCGGCAGGCCTGCCGGGACCAGGCGGTGGAGGACGCGGCGAACCCCCCGCCCTTCCGTCCTCAACCCCCGAACCCGCCGACACCCGGCAGGCCGCCTCCCTCGCCCTCACCAGCCCCGACACATGGCTGACGACCTGTCTCGACATGGCCGTACGCCGCGCCCTCGCCCGCGCCGGCCAGTGGCTCATCCACGCCACGCCCCGCTCCCGCAGGCAGACCCTGCAGCGCATGCCCCGCCACGAAGTGCACGTCACCCTGCGCGCCGACCGCGACCAGCTCGACGACATGCTGCGCGACGCCTTCGCCGAGTTCCACGACGCAACCCCGAACGAACCGTGCCTGCACCAGGCCGTGGACGACTACGTCCGCGCCCTCCTAGTGGCCGGCCAGCCGCACTCGCGTGACCACCTCCCGCTGCTGCTGCGGCAGTCCGGATGCACGGAGGCAGCGGCGTGACCCCGGAGACCGCGAGCGCCGAGCAGGCCCTCACCCACGCCGCTCGCCAGGCGATCGGCGCGTATGTCGCCGCGATCGAGGAACGCGCCCTCGCCTCACTCACCGCCGCCGGACCGTCGTACAGCGACCGCCCGCTGTGGCGGCGCCTCGTCGCCCAGTACCTTGCACCCGCGTTCCGGCAGGCCTGGCGCACCGGCTTCGCCCAGGCCCGCCGCACACCGCCCGGACCCGAACAGGACACCAGCGACACGGACCTGGACCAGCTGGCCACCCGCACGCTCGGCATCACCGACCGCGTCGCCGACGCCTTCCGCACCGTCATCGCACGGGCCGAGAACACCGGCGCACTGCGCGATCGCGTGGCCCAGCTCGCCACCCTGGAGGAGTGGCACGGCCAGGCCGACATCATGGGCCGCACCGCCGCCGCCACCGCCCTGAACGCCGGCCTCATGGCCGGCGCCCTCGACGCCGAACAGGCGACCGGCGAGCGATGGGAGAAGACCTGGCTCGCCACGAGCGACGCCCGCACCCGCCACACCCACCGCGCCGCGCACGGCCAACGCCGCCGCCTCAACCAGCCGTTCAGAGTCGGCCGATCCCGGATGCAGTTCCCCGGCGACCCCCGCGCCCCACTGTCCGAGGTCATGAACTGCCGCTGCACGATCCTCGTCGCCCGCGCCGGCGACCCGTCCCTGACTGCTCCGCCCCTGCCCGACGTGGAGGCCCCCATGAACCAAGCTCTCGCCTACGCCCCGTGGGACGCGCTCACAGCGGCCGGTGGCGTCACCCTCGACTCCGACGGCGCCTGGTCCGGCCCCATCTCCCTGGTCAACACCTGGTCCGCGGACGGCCGCATGCTCGCCCTCGACCAGGCCGAGGAGCTCCGCGTACGGCCGCTGCCGCTGCCCGTCGCGGTGCAGTACCAGCTGGCCCAGGGCCACGACGGCGCCAAGGTCGGGCTGATGAGCCTCGATGAGGTCTGGCGTGAAGGCGACCAGGTCATGGGCTCCGGCCGCATCGACACCACCGACCCGGAAGGCGCTGCCCTCGCCCGCAAGATCTCCGACGGGTTCCTGCGGTTCGTGTCCGCCGACATCGACCAGGCCGACACCGAGACCGTGTGCATCGGCTCCGACGGCACCCCGGACACCGACTGCGACCCGCAGGACCCGGCCATGACCGACGGCTCCCAGGTCGGGCAGATCTTCACCGGCTGGCGCATCATGGGCGCCACCCTCGTCGCCCATCCCGCGTTCCCCGACGCCCACGTCGCCCTCGCCGACACCCCACCGCCCGCCGAGCCGGCGGCCGAGCCCGACGAGCAGGACGAAGAGGAGGAGAGGGAGGGCTGCTACCTCCTCGACCCCGACACCGGCCGCTGGAACCGCGTCGACTGCGACACCGAAGACGCCGTCCCCGCCGCCGAGCTCCCCGAAGACGCCGACATCGCTCTCGCCACCACGGCCGGCGTCGAGCTGGCGGTATCGACCTCGCTGCCATGGGCGCCGAAGGACACCGCGTGGGACGGCGACGCCGCCAAGGAGCGCCTGTTCGCCTGGGCCACCGACGGCGAGCAGCTCGACCCGGCGAAGCTGCGCCGCGCATTCCTCGTCGAGGACGGAGGCCCGCAGGAACGCGGCTCCTGGTCCTACCCGGTAGCCGACGTCATCGACGGTGAACTCACCCTCGTCTGGGCGGGCGTGGTCGCCGCCAAGGCCGCCCTGGGCGGAGCCCGCGGCGCCACCCCGCCCAAGGGCGCCGAGCAGGCCAAGGCAACCGTCGACAAGCTCATCGACGCCGGCAACAAGCACTTCGACGACGGCGACGGCGGTGGGGGTGCCGAGGGCGAGGCGCTGGAGACCGCGCTGACCGCATCCGGCGCCGGAGCAGGGTGGATGCCGCCCACCGAGTACTTCCGCGACCCGCAGCTCACCGAACTGACCTTGTGGCAGTACGACTCCCAGACCCGCCGCGTCTGGGGCCACATCGCCGGCTGGAACGTCCCCCACGTGTCCTTTCAGGGACGTCAGGTGTTCGCCCCGCACAGCCCGAGCGCCTATGAGCGCTTCCACATGCGGCCGATCCCCACCAGCGAGGGACTCGTGGACGTCGGCCCGCTGTGCCTGGGCACCGACCATGCCCCCTGGTCCCGTCCCGGGCAGAACTCCGGGAAGCGGGCCGTCAACCACTACGAATCGACCGGCAGCATCATCGCCGCCGTGCGGTGCGGCGAAGACGCACACGGCATCTGGATGTCCGGCGTGCTGCTCCCGTCCGTCACCGACGAGCAGATGCTGCAACTCCAGCTCGCCACCCTCTCCGGCGACTGGCGCAACGAGGGCGGAGGCCTCGACCTCAAGGCCGTGTTGGCCGTCCCCGCCGGACACGAGGGCTTCTACACGCCGAAGTCCGCGGCCACGGACCGGTCCGACTACGCCCTCGTTGCCTCCGGCGCACTGACCCCGGACGTCCTCGACGTCGCCCGCCGGCGCACCGCCACCGGGCAGGCCTGGACCGAGGAGACCGGCGGCCGCGGCAACACCGTGCGCATGGCGCGCTCGCTGGCCCGCGTCGACCAGCTCGCCGCCCGCACCACCAACCGCAGGCTGCGGCCCCGCGTCGAGCGCGCCCACGCCCTCGCCGTACGCAGCAACGCCCACCGGCTCGGTGCCCGATCGCGGCGCGCGCAGGCCCTGGCCGCCCGCGCCACCCCCGCGGACGCGGACGCCGAAGGCGGTGAGGAGTGGGCGAACTGGATCGAGCAGACCGGAACCGGCCATCTCCCGCGCTACATCCGGGAAATCGCCAACGCGCTCATGCGCAGCGGCCGTACGGAATCGCAGGCCATCCAGATCGCCGTCGGCCGCACCAAGTCCTGGTGTCGCGGCGGCGGCAACGTGAAGGCCGACACCCGCGCCAAGGCCTGCGCGGCAGTTGCCGAGTGGGAAGCCAAGCGGGCCGAGGCTCGAGCTAGCTGACATCAACGAAGGGGGCCCCGCGGTGGGTTGCAAACCATGTGGCATGAGGTCCGGCGCAGCGAACGGCGTCGTACGCAAGACCGCCGGCGTGTACCGGCACTCGTATCCGCAGGGTGGCGGGTACGCGACGGCGGACTACCACACGAAGGAGGCCGCCGAGCGCGGTCAGAAGCGCCTCGGCGGCACGGTGACGTACATCAACGCCGCGACCGGCAAGGCGATGTGACAATCCCTGGTTCCGCACGGCAAGGATCCCAGCGCGCATCTACTCTCTGCGCGTGGGAACCGACAAGCGATCACGAATAGACGACGGAGAGTTGAGGCTCTGGAAGGTCGGGCGCGTCCTTGCCCTCGCCTTCCTCGCCGCGATCCTGGGATCGGCTGGCGTCTTCTGGGCACTGGTCGTCATCCTCGACGTCCAACACATCGAGTCCAGCACCAAGCTGGACGCAGCGACGCTCTTCGACCTCGTCAAACTTTCCTTCGGCGTTGTCGCAGGCGCTGGCGCCCTCGTCGCCCTCATTGTCGCCTATCGGCGACAACGAGTCGACGAAGCCGGCGCACACCGGGAGGCCACTCGGCTGCATACCGAACGATTCTCACAGGCAGTCGACAAGTTGGGTGCTGAATCAGCCGCGGTGCGCCTGGGGGGCGTTCATGCCTTGGCCGGTCTGGCCGACGACGCCCCTACTCAGGAGTTGCGGCAGACGTGTATCGACGTCCTCTGTGCCTATTTGCGCCTGCCCTTCGCGCCTGCCCCTCCCGAGTCTGCCCGCCACCACGATGCATACCGCCAGTTCGTCGCGCTGCGTGAAGTCAGGCACACCATTTTTCGCCTCATCGGTGATCACTTCCGCATCCCCGCAGGAGAGCACCGCTCCTGGCACGGGTGCGACGTCGACCTTACTGGCGTAGTGGTCGATGCGAACATCGACCTTTCGTACGTGCATTTCACCTATTCGAAACTCTCTTTCAAGAGTGCGCATTTTGTGGGCGCGGTCGTCAATCTCACTAATGCGCGGATATCTGATCGTGGGGCAGTGCGCTTTGACGAGGCTGTTTTTAACTCGACATCTTCTTTGTTCAGTGTTGGTTTGCGAGTGTATGACCTAGGTGTGTTGGGGCTTCGTGACGCGTGCTTCGAAGAATCCAGCTACGTGATGCTTAAGGGGGCGCAGTTCGAACTTTTCAAGGGGTCATTCCGGTCCGCGCTCTTCCTTGGGGATGTGTCATTCGAGCTGGCTGAATTTGGCCACAGCTTTGTTGATTTCCATAAGGTGACGTTCGGTCCCAACGGTGCTGCGACGTTTGAAGGCGCGAGCTTTAAACAGTGCGTTGTCAGTTTCTCGGAAGCCAGCGGGCCAAAGCCGCGTGGGCTGTCAGCTGAATACGCCAGCTCGACCATGAGCCTGCCAGACGAGTGGCTCACTTCTGATCCAGGGGTTTGAGGCTCATCTGCTGATCAACGCGGCCCGGTTCAGCTACCGTAGGCAGCTGAACCACTACGCTCTGCTGGTTTCAAGGGCCGAGGGCACACACCCACGCATCAAGGGGTGCCCTCATGAACCTTGCAGAGCTCCTTGCGCGCCTCGCCGCGATCACCGACGCCGACGAACGCACCACCGCGATCGGCGAAGCCCTCACCGGCGAGAACGCGCCCACCGCCCACGACTTGCAGGCCTGGGCCACCGAACACCTGGAAAGCGGCGATGAGATCGAGGACGCCGTCCTCGACTCCTTCGACGCCCTCTCCACGGCGATCGAGCAGCGCATGGACGCCGCCGACGCCCGCGCCGAGCGCCTCGGCAAGGCCGCCGAGCGCCTCGACTCGCTCACCACCCGCGGCCAGGACAACGCCGACACCGACCCGGCCGCCGATACCGGGTCGGACGAGGCCGCTGTCGTCGCGGAGGCCGAGCAGATCGCCGCCGATGCCCCCGAACCCGCCACCGCCGCAGCAGGCGCCGAACTCGCGGTCCGCCCGCAGCGCCCGGCCGTTCCGCTCGGCCACCAGCGCGGCACCCCGCCCGCCCCCGAGACCCCGGCCGGCGCCATCGAGTCGTTCTCGCTCGTCGCGGCCGCCGAGGTCCCCGGCTTCTCCTCCGGCCAGGCCCTGACCGACCTCACCGATTTCGGCCGGGCCTGGGAACAGCGGATGATGCCGGTCATCACCTCCGGCTCCGGAACCGGTCGCCAGCGCGTCGGTATCGCGCGGATCAAGCGCACCCTGCCCGAGGAGTTCACGATCTCCTCCGGGAAGGGCGACGAGGTCCAGCGCGTCCTGGAGCACGCCACCAACGAGGCCCGCCTCGAAGGCGGTTCGCTCACCGCGGCCGGCGGATGGTGCGCCCCCTCGGAACGTCTCTACGATCTGTGCCCGCTGCGCATCACGCAGGAGGGCCTGATCAGCCTCCCGCAGGTCACCGCCCGCCGTGGCGGCATCGAGTACCAGGCCGACTTCGACTGGGCCGCGATCTGGGGCTCCGTCGGCTTCTACCTGACGGAAGCCGAAGCGATCGCCGGCACCGAGAAGACCTGCAACGAGGTCCCCTGCGAGCCGGACCCGGTCGAGTGCCGCATGGACATCTCCGGGGTGTGCCTGCGCAGCTCGATCCTCGCCGAGCGCGGATACCCCGAGCGCATCCGTGCGTTCACCGAGGGCGCCCTGGCGATCCACGCGCACCAGATGAATGCCCGCAAGCTCGCCAAGATGGAAGAGCTGTCGACCGCGGTCACCATCCCCGGCCCGGCCGCCCCGAACCCGGGCGCAGCGGTCGCCGACCCCCACGGCCCCGGCGCCGTCGAGTCGCTCCTGTCCATCCTGGAGCTGCAGGTGCAGTACCAGCGCTACCGCGACCGGCTCTCCCAGAACGCCACGCTGGAGATGGTCGCCCCGTACTGGCTGCGCGGCATCCTCAAGAGTGATCTGCGCAAGAAGCTCGGCATCGACAACCGCTGGTCCATCAGCGACGCCCAGCTGGACACCTACCTGCGCAACGCCGGCGTCAACCCGCAGTGGGTGTACGACTGGCAGGACGCCTATGCCGACGAGGACGACACCGGCTTCGGCGGCGCGGCCGCGCCCACCGTGTGGCCGACCCAGGTCAAGGTCCTGCTGTACCCGGCGGGCACGTTCTTCCAGCTCACCGCCGACGTGATCACCCTCGACGGGGTCTACGACCACGCGAGCCTGATCCAGAACATGTACACGTCGCTGTTCACCGAGGAGGGCTGGCAGGTCTGCTCCCGGTGCGGCACGAGCTACGTGCTGACCATCGACCTCTGCGCGAACGGCCTGTCCGGATCGCACCAGTCGGTCACCTGCGCCGCCGCGCCGTAGGCACGCCCACACGTCCTGCACCCGCCGGGCCCGCCGTCCTCCTCGTCGGCCCGGGCCCTCCCCTTTACGGCGGGTGCAGGACCCCCGCCCAGCCTTCTCGTTCCTGCTAGCGCACCTGGACGGCCAGCGTGACGACACCCACCCCTTCGCGGGACCTCATCGACTCCGCCCCCGACCTGGAGGCGCCGCGGTACGGTCTGCTGTCCGTCGCCCAGCTGCCGGCCGAGGCCCCAGGACACTGGCAGCTCGCCGGAGTCACCTACGACTCCGACCACTGCGCGGACGTCGGCAGTGTCGACGGCCCATGCCCCGACATCACCCCGCCCGCGCCGGTCACCCAGAACGCCACCGTGGTGTTCACTCCCGTCGCGGTCACGCCGCCGGCGCTCGACGTCACCGTCACCTACAGCTCTACCCCCGACGTGCCCGCCACACTGCCGGTCACCCTGCATACCTCGTCCGCATCGGACGGCGGCGGCCCGGAAACCTTCACGGTCACCATCGCCTCCGACCAGTCCTCGAAGGCCACCGTCACCGTCACCGTGGCCGGTGTCAGCCACGACATCGCCCCCGACGCACAGGAGACCTGGAGCGACCTGGAGGCCGGAACCCAGACCGTCACCCTCGCCTCCGCCGCGGGCACCGTCACCCCCGAGTCCGACGACATCACCGTGGGCGGATCCGTCCAGGACATCGTCGCCGACATCCAGCCGCCGACCACCGCCCACACCCTGACCGCCGCATCCCCGGCCGCCTCGCAGTCCGCGATCGGCATCACCGTCGGTGGTGAGCGGAAGGCACTGCAGCCGGGCCAGCAGGTCACCTGGCCCGGACAGGCCGCCGGCGCGGTCACCGCCACCTACGACTCGTCGAGGGGCACGGTCACGCCCCGCACGAGCCAGGTCACCCTGCCGCTCGGCTCACCGGCCGATCGTGCTGTGACCATCCAGCCCGACGACACCTACACGATCGCCGCGGCCTCCCCGGCCGCGTCCGAGTTCCCGGTCGCGTTCGCCTCCACACCCGAGGGCATCACCGGCACCCGACAGCCCGGCCAGGACGCCCCCGCCGCCACAGGCCTCGCCGCCGGCACCTACGCGATCCGCATCACCGGCCCTACCGGCGCGACCGGCGACCCCGTCGACCTGGTCCTGCCCGGAGCTGCGGTCACGCTCGCCGCGACCCGGGACGTACCCGGACCGCCGCGGCCCGAGGACTCCTCGCACTTCAAGCCCAAGGCCGAAGGCCTCGACATCGTCGAGGGATTCGACCCCTTCACCGTCTACCACCGCTTCGAATGCAACCCCGTCGGCATGGGCGACGACGTCCACGCCACCGCCCGGCGGCGCCTGCAGCTCGCCGAGTGGCGCCAGGTCGAAGCCCGCCACTGGGCGCAGCTCGTCGCCGCCCACGACGCCGGCGACGCCATCGACCTCGGGGTGGCCGATCCCGGGATCGACTTCAAGGAAGCGGTGGGCACGCTGGAGTTCGGCGCCCGCTACTACGGCACCTTCAACGGGCTGCCGACCCTGCACGTGCCGATGTGGACCCAGCCGTACTTCTCCGACGCCTCGCTGATCGAGGACGACGACCACGACGGCATCATGCGCACGAAGCTCGGGTCCCGCATCGCGTTCTACACCGGGTACGACGGCTCCACGCAGGTCCCGGCCGGCACGTTCCTGGCGTTCGCGACCGGACCCGTACGCGCCTTCCGCAGCGACGTGTTCTCCAACGAATCGTTCGACCCGCCCACCAACACGCGCACGGTCGTCGCCGAGCGCACCTGGGCTCTCGATCACGACTGCCTGCTGGCCGTCATCCGTATGTCCGTCATCGGCCTCGGCTGAACTCCCTGCCCCTGAGAGGTACTTGATCATGCCTTCGAAGTGCGCCACCTTCGCGGGGGCCGCCATGCTGCGTTTCACCCGCCTGGACAACTGCTGCCGCCCCTCCTACGGCGAGTGCGGCAGCGTCGTCACCGACGGCGTCATCTCCATGACGATCTCCTCCGAGGTCGAGGACGGCGACACCAACACCGTCACGAAGATCAACGGCAAGGCCTGCGCCACGTCCAAGACCGACGACGTGTTCCAGTACGCCACCGTCGAGATCGAGTTCTGCGTCCTGGACCCGGACGTCGTGACGATGATGAACGCGAACTGGCCCAAGGTGTACGACGCGTTCGGGAACGTCGTCGGCTTCGACGTCACCAGCGAACTCGGCGGCGCGAACTTCGCCCTCGAAGTGTGGCCGCAGTACGCCCAGTCCGACGACACCGACGCCTGCTCCGGCGAAGAGGCCGGTGAAGGCGGCCAGGGCTACCTCCTCTTCCCCTGCCTTTCGGGCGGCGCACCGGACGACATCGAGATCAACGGCGAGGACAACACCAGCTTCACGTTCTCCGGCAACACCAAGGCGAGCACCGGCGGCTGGGCATCCGGCCCGTATCAGGTGCAGCTCGACGAGAACGGTGTGCCGGGCGGCCTGGTCACCCCGGTGCCGGCGGGAGCGCACTACCGCGTCATGACCGCGATCGACGTCGCACCGCCGGAGCCGCCGGAGGAGTGCGGCTGCGAGGAGCTCATTCGCCCGACCCCGCCGCCCGCCGAGCTGCAGGTCACCGGCGTCGCCGGCGAGAACCCCCGGCAGTCGGTGCGGATCCGGCCGAACAACCATGGCTTCGGCGCGGTGATCATCAACTGGGGTGACAACACGCCGGAGACGAACGCGAACGACGGCATCTGGACCACCCACAAGTACGCCGCCGACGGCGACTACACGATCACCGTCCGGGACGCGCAGACCCCCGGTGTGGTCACCTCGCTGCAGGTCACCGTGCCGCTCGGCCCCGACGAGCCCCAGCTCACCCTCACCGCGGACGACCCGGACGACCGCATGGCCGTCACAGCGCAGATCGTCATGCCCGCCCACGCCCCGAAGAAGGGCACGATCGCCTGGGGCGACGGCACCCCGCAGGAGGAGTTCGAAGCGGCCGAGGACGGCACGATCAACCTGGTGCACACCTACGCCCGCCCGAACATCTACACCGTCACCGTGCAGCGCACCGACGTCACGACGTTCCGCGCCCGCGCGGCCGTCACCGTGCCCGTCGCCGAGCCCCCGACCGCCACCGTCGCGACCGCGGCCCTGGTCGCGACGATGACGATCGACAACCACGGCAACGGCCCGACCACGATCGCCTGGGGCGACGGCAAGACCTCCGACGGCCCCGACCAAGGCACGGCCGAGCACACCTACACCGAGGCCGGCACCTACCAGGCCCGCGTCACCTCGAAGGTCAACCCGGCCTCCGGCGTGAACGTCGAGGTCACCGTCACCGCCTGATCCCCCTGCCCCGCAGCCCCAGCCCGGGGCTGCGGGGTCCATTCGACCGAGAGGGGGCCCGCCGTGGCAGGGCCGACGACCATCACCTGGGGCGACGGCACGCCCCTGCAACCAGGCCCCGAACAGGGCACCGTCCCGCACACCTACGCCCTACCGGGCACATACACCGTGAAGGTGTGCGACCGGGTCCGCCCGGACCTGTGCGCCGACGTCGAAGTCACGGTCCCCGCCGCCCGCTTCACGCTCACCGCGACCCCGGACCCGGCCGACCCGGCCCGTTTCCACTTCACCGCGGCCCACGTCACCCCGCCCGATGCCGCCGTCGCCTTCACCTTCGGCGACGGGAACCACGGCCGGGCCGACGCCATCGGCGGCACCGCCACCATCGCCCACACGTACACGAGGACGGTCTGATGGCGACCCAGCACACCGACTACCTGAACCTGCCCTACCCCCAGGACGTGGATCCGCCCCGCGGCAATGCCCAACTCGAGGATCTCGCGACAGCAGTTGACCGGTCCGCGTGGGCCGAGATGCACGAACTGCCCCTGGCCGCGGAGTACCTGACCGGCCAGGCCGCCTACTACGTGCAATTCGGCCGCGTGCACCTGTGGGGCCAGATCCGCCGTACCGACAACCAGCCCATCGGTTCCGGAACCGCCACGTTCCTCACCACCTGGCCCGAGGACTGCGCTCCCGACGCCTTCTACTCCTTCGCGTCCTCGGTGGCCGGGCTGACCACCTCCGGCATCGCCCCCACGGTTCGTGTCGATGTCAGCACCGGCTACATGCGCACCGTGTCCTCGCCGTCGACGTTCACCTCGCTGAACCTGCACGGCCTCACCTGGCCCCAGGCCACCGTCCCCGTCGGCCGGGCCCACCCCGTGCCCTATATCTAAGCCCTCCTTGCGGAAGGAACCGCCATGGCCACCACGTACACCGTCACCGCCACCTCCGGCGAGGAGACAGACACCGTAGACGTCACCGTCCCGGCCGCCGCGCCGGTCGTCGACATCGTGATGGACGACACCGACACCACCGGCATGACCGCCAAGCTCACCGTCGTCTCCAACTCCGGCGACGGCCCCGTCACCGTGGACTGGGGCGACTCCACCACCGTCATCGACCCGGTCGAGGTCGGCGCCACCATCACCCACAAGTACGCCACCGCCGGCACCTACACGGTCAAGACCACCTCCAAGGCGGACACGACCGCGTTCGACGAGACCGACGTGAGCGTGCCGTTCAACATCGACCTGGAGATCACCGCCGTCCAGGACGACGACAACCCGGCGCTGTTCCACTTCACGATCATCGGAGCCGACGAGCCCACCACGACCGTCGACTTCGGCGACGGAAGCCAGGCCGCCACCGTCCAGACACCGGCCGGCACCGGCACCGTCGACCACACCTACGCCCGGGTGTAGGGCGTGTCCGAACAGCCCACAGAGCCGCTGGCCGCAGCCCAGTACACGGTCACCGCCACCTCGGGAGAGGAGGTCGGGCACGCCACCGTGAGCGTGCCCGGCCTGCCCGTCTGGGCCGACGTGCCCGTGAAATGGGCGACATGGTCAGCCGTGGATGCGCCGACCTGGACGGCCATGACGACGTTCCCCCCGAAGGAAGACGGCTGATGGGCACCACACCCAAGTACCGGCTCCCGTATCCGGAGCCCGGCGACCGGCCGGCCGGCGACGCGCAGATCAAGGCACTCGCCGTCGCCACCGATACCGCGATCGGCAGCGCGCCGGCCCCCGCGGCCGGGTACTGGCTGGGCGGCAACGCCACCAACGACATGTCCATCAGCACGTTCAGCTCCGGCACGGAGATCCCCCTGGCTGCCCGATTCCAGGACGGCGCGAGCGTCAGCGGCGGCCGGGTGGTGCTGCAGTCGGGGCTGTGGGTCGTGCAGGTGACCATGCTGTTCACCGCCAAACAGGGCGACTTCGGTTCCGTACTGCTCGACCTGGCCGGAGGGCTCATCGCCAACTCGGGCTGCGTCGCCGTCACGTCCAGCCCGGCGAGCGGCGGCACCGACAACGGCACGTCGGGCAAGCGGCAGGTGATCCACACCCAGGGCATCTTCGAGGCCGCCGCCGGCACTACCGCCACCGCCCACATCGCCACGAGGACCGGCGGCAGCTGGTCCGGGTCGAACGCCTACACCATGAACCGGGCGCTCGTGACGTGCCAGCGCGTGCAGAAGACCTGACAGCCCGCCCGCCGAAAGGAACGCCGCGATGTCCATCCAGGACGGGCCGTGCGCCCCGTGGCCCATCGACCCCTCGTGCTGCCCCACCTGGCCGGACGACGAGGCCGACTGGGAGCCTGCGCACCACGCGGCCGCCGAGGTCGCCACCGAGACACTGTGGCGCCTGAGCGCCGGCCGCTACGGGCTGTGCGAGGAGTACATTCGGCCCTGCCGCGCCGCCTGCTACACCCCGAAGTCGGGTGCGGGCGGCGGTGTGCTGGATCCGTACATCGACAACGGCCGATGGTTCAACCGCACCTGCGGCTGCACCACCGGCTGCCACTGCGGCACCCTGTGCTCCGTCGCCCTGCCCGGCCCCGTGCACGACGTCGTCGAGGTCAAGCTCGACGGCCGCACCGTGCGGAACTGGATGCTCCTCGACCAGGGCGGCCGCACCGAACTCGTGCGCACCGCCCCGGAGCTGTCACCGCCGCTGCTCGACGTCCTGCCGGACACGAGCGACCCGACGGGCATGAGCGTCCTCGCCATCATCGACAACACCGCCGGCGCCCCGCCCGGCGACGACCCGGGGTGCTGGCCGAACTGCCAGAACCTCACCGCCCCCGACACCGAGCCGGACACCTTCTCGGTGCGCTACCTGCGCGGCATCCGGCCCCCGGCCGGCGCCGTACGCGCGGTGTCCTCGCTCGCCTGCGAGATCGTCAAGCAGTGCCGTGGCGCACGCGATTGCCGGCTGCCGGAACGGGTGAAGTCCATCACCCGCGAGGGCATCACCATGGACGTCTTCGACCCGGGGGAATGGCTCGACAAGGGCCGCACCGGCCTGCCCGAGGTCGACAGCTGGCTGAGTGAGGTCAACCCGAACGGACTGCGGCAGCGCGCCGCGGTCTTCAGTCTCGACCTGCCCGCCGCCCCGCCCAGCCTCGGCCGGAACACCCCCGGAGGCCTGTGGTGAACCGGCTTGATCTCGCCGCACCGGCGGCCGAACCGATCGACCCGTACGACGCGGACCCGAAGATCGGCCCGCTGATGCGCGATCTGCTCGCCTGCACGTGCGCCCAGCTGGAGGCGATCGGCCGCGCGGCGTGCGCGTGCTGCGTCGTGTGGGGCGACGACCGGCCGCCGGCGGACTTCTGCGACTGCACCTGCGACGGCGGCCACGGACAGGCCTGGGTGCGGCTGGTGAGGCTCGACCCGCGCCAGACCGGCAGCACGATCCCGCGATCGATCACCGGCCGCGCCGGCGGCTGCCACACCCCCGTACGGTGGCGCGCCGTCGTCGAGGCCGGTGTCTACCGGTGCATCGCCGTCCCGGGCGACGACGGATCGCCGCCGGGCTGCGAGGAGCGGGAACGCGACGCGTACGCCCTCGTCGCCGATCTGCGGGCCCTGAGGGGCGCGTTCGCGTGCTGCGACGCGCTGCGTCCGTACGCGCCGCTCACCCCGCTCTCCGCCGGCCCCACGCCGAATCAGGGCGGATGCGGCGGCGCCGTCGTCCAGTTCGCCCTCGACCTGTAACCGGAAGGCTGGGGGAGATCGTGCCGACGCGTGTGAACATCCGGCTCAACCAGGCAGCGATCAACCGCCTGTTGTCGCCCCAGGGCGACATCGGTGAGCGCGTCGAGCGGGTCACGCGGGCCGTCGCCAACCGGGCCCGGCAGCGCGCCCCGGTCGACAGCGGGCACCTTCGTGCCTCGATCCGCTCCGCCGTGCGGCAGGAGGGCGGCCGGATCGTCGGCCGGGTGTGGACCGACGTCGACTACGCGAGCATCGTGCACAACGGCCGTGGCCCCGTCGTGCCGCGGCGTGCGAAGGCGCTGCGATTCCAGATCGGTGGGAGGACGATCTTCGCGCGCCGGGTCGGGCCCGCCCGCGGCCAGCCGTTCCTGTGGGAGGCGCTGCGGGCTGAGTCGCCGTGGCCGGTGCGGCGCCGATAACCCGTGCCATACGCTGAGTGTCCATCTGATTGCACTACGTGAAGGGGCGTGGGGTGCGTGAAGAACGTCATCCTCGACACCGACGATCTCCGCCAGGCACGATCTGAATCCGCCGGTCAAATCCGCCTCGACGGCGAGCTGTACGACATCAAACGCCCCAAGCGAGCAGCCGGCATCTCCATCAGCCGCCTCGCCCAGCACGCCAGCGACGACCCCGACGAAGGCGAAGCGCTCGTCCGCAAGCTCCTGCAGAGTTTCCTCATCGACCGCCAGGACGTCGACTACCTCACCGACCGCATCCTGGACCTCGACGACGACCTGGACCTGGACGTCATCAGCAGCATCATCGCCCGCATCCAGGAGCACTTCGACGAGCAGGACAAGGACACCGGCGCCGCCCCCTCGGCGCGCGCCCGCGCCGTACGCCCGCCCTCGGACCGGCCCAAGCCCCGCGCCAAGAAGCGCACCGCGGCGCCCCGAGCGGCCAAGCCCGCGGAGGGCAGCAAGACCGCCAAGTCGGCGTGACGTTCGGCCCGAGCAACGGCGGACTCCTGCCGTTCCGCATCGACGGCGGCCGTGCCTGGCACCTCGACATCCCCGCCGACGGCCGCCGACTGCTCACTCACGCCGCCATCGGCGATTACACCGAACTCGTCCCCGCCCTCGTCGTCGAGCAGTCCTTCCTGACCGAACTCGCCGACGACACCAGCTCCCTCGACCTGGACGACTGCCGCACCATCGCCGTCGAACTCGCCGAGGACATCTACGGCGTGCCCTGGTGGACCGCGGGGCGCCTCGCCGCCACCGCCCTGGAGCACTGGGACCAGTACGGCGCCTACACCGTCACCGTCGCCCACGACGCCACCGCCGCACTGCCCGCGCACCGGCACATCGCCGCCATGCTCGCGTGGCTGCGCACCGCGGTCTCCGCCGACGAGAAGAGGGCCCGCCGCCTCGAACTCGACCTGTTCAACCCTCCGCCCGAACTCGCCACCCGCAAACGGCTCCTGGCCGCCCGCAAGCGGCAGACCAACGGCGATGCCAAGGGCTTCCTGCAGCAGGTCGCAGGCCTCGGCGGAGGCGGCTGACCCCCCGACGGCTGCCATACAGGCCGCGCTGCGGGCTGTAGCCTGATACGCGAGTCGCCGCTGGTTACGAAGGGCCGGGCGCAAACCCCCACCTACGGGTGGGCGGCTTGTGTGCCCGGAGGTGAGCGGTGGCTGAGGAGGGCCGCGCCGAAGTCGTCGTTGTCGCCGACACCTCCCAGTTCCGGCGGCAGCTCGACAACGAACTCTCCCGCGCCGGCCGCGACGCCGGCCGCAGCCTCGACCGCTCCCTCAAGGCCTCCCTGCGCCGCACCGGCAACCAGGCCGGACGGCAGATCGCCCGCGACATCCAGCGCGCCCTGCGCCGCGTACGGGCCGAAGTCCGTATCACTCCCGACCTGCGCCGCTTCCGCGCCGAGCTCCAGCGCCAACTGCGCACCCTGCGCCCCGTGCAGGTCCGTGTCAGCCCCGACGCGGGACGCTTCCGCGCCGAGCTCCAGCGCGCCGCCCGCGGTATGCGGCCCGTCGTCGTCCCGACCACACCCTCGACCACCCCCACGCCGGGCGGAGGAGGTGGCGGCGACCGCGACATCGACCGCACCACCTCCTCCCTGCTGCGCCTCGGCTCCACGGCCACGTCCGTGGGGAAGATCCTCACCAAAGGTCTCCGCTTCACGGCTCTGACGACCGGCGCCATCGCCGCGGCCGGCGCCGTCGGCTCTCTCCTTGCCGCGCTCGCCCCGGCGGTCGGCATCATCGCGGCCCTGCCGGCCACGTTGGCCGGCTCCGTGGCGATCTTCGGCGCGGTCGCGCTCGGACTTGACGGCATCAAGGAATCCGCGAAGCAACTGCAGCCCGCGTTCAACGGCCTGCAGAAGGCCGTCTCAGCACAATGGGCGCAGGCCCTCACCCCCGCCTTCGCGAACCTCGCCGCCGTCTTCCCCACCCTCCGCGCCGGGTTGACCGGGATCGCGGCCGAGTTCGCGAAGGGCGCCGCCCAGGCCGTCAACTTCGCGGCCTCGACCAGGGGCATCAGCCAGATCTCCACCATCCTGACCGGGGCCCGGCAGGTCACGGCGGGACTGGGCGCGTCCCTGCAGCCCCTCGTCCAGGGCTTCTTGAACGTCGGCGCCGCGGTGTCGAAGGCATTCGGCCCACAGCTCGGCGCGGCGATCGCCAACGCCTCGGCCCGCATGGGGCAGTTCCTGGGCTCCGCCCAGGGCGGCAAGGCCGCCGTGGGATGGGTGCAGGGCGCCATGACCACCTTCCAGCAGCTCGGCGCCGTCCTGTCACCCCTCATCGGGATCTTCGCCGACCTGAGCAACGCCATGGCCGCCGGCGGCGGGTCCGGGCTGACCGGACTGGCGACCATGCTCGAAGCGGTCCGTACCGCGCTCACACCGCTGCTGCCCGCGATCCAGCAGATCTCGTCCGCCTTCGCGGGAGCGTTCTCGAACGTCGCGCCCGTCCTGCAGCCGATCGCCGCCGCGTTCGGCCGGATCCTCACCGCCATCGCCCCACTGATCCCCGTGGTGGGTCAGGTCGCCGCGACCATCGGACAGTTGCTGACCGCAGCGCTCGGAGCGCTGCTGCCCGCGATCCAGCCCGTCATCTCCGCGCTGACCGGATCCCTCGCGCCGATCCTGCCGCAACTATCCACCGCGTTCGCCCAGCTGATCGGCGCCATCGCGCCGGTCGTGGCGATGCTCGGCGGGATGCTCGGCGACGCACTGAAACTGATCCTCCCGATCGTCGCCGAGCTCATCCAGGCGCTGGCCGGCGCCCTGGTCCCGGTCTTCGCGGCACTGATGCCGGTGCTGCAGCAGATCCTGCCGCCCGTCATGCAGCTGGTCGCCGCGATCGGCCAGGCCCTCATCCCGATCGTGCAGGCCCTCGGCCCGATCCTCGCCGCTCTGACCCCGGCCCTGGTGCAGCTGGCACTCGCGTTCATGCCGGTCCTGAACGTGATCATCCAACTCGCCCCAGTGCTCACCCCGTTGATCACGCTGGTCGGTCAACTGGTGGCCTGGTTCCTCCGGCTGATCACGCCGCTGATTCAACTCGTAGCTCCGCTCCTGGCCCTGGTGCTGGAATTCCTGAACGTCAGCCGCGCCCTGTCCACGGTGATCAAATGGGTCGGGCAGGCCATCGCCTGGTTCGCGCGCATCGGCCCCGCCATCACGGGCGCCGCGTCCGGTGTCGGACGGGGAATCTCGCAGATCATCGGGTTCTTCCGTCAGATGCTCACCAGCGTCCTCAACGTCGTCATGAACATCGTGCGGAGCGTCTCGACCGGATTCGCCAACATGATCAACGCAGCGCGGAACATCGTGTCGACCGGACTGAACTGGATCATCACGCGCTTCCGGAACCTCTGGAACAGCATCTCCGGCATCCTCGGCGCGCTGGCGCGCAATGTCCGAAACGCCTTCCGCAGCGTCCTCAACGGCGCCCGCGACGCGGTCCGCACCGGACTCACCGCCATCGTCGGGTTCTTCTCCGGACTGTGGGGCCGGATCAAGAACGCACTCGGCAACATCAAGGACAAGATCATTGACGCGATCAAGCCCGACATCAGCTTGAACCCCGCGGATTGGTTCGCGAACGGCGGCGTCTTCAGCAGCCCCCGCGTGATCGGCGTCGGCGAGGCCGGACCCGAAGTCCTCATCCCCCTGACCCGTCCCGACCGGGCCCGCCAACTCGCCCGCGAGTCGGGCCTGCTGAACATCCTCGGCAACGCCAAGGGCGGCCAGACCACGATCAACAACACCTGGCACGTCCAATCCCGCGCCTCGGACCCCAACGTCCTCGCCCACCTGATGCTCGGGCACATCGCAAGGGCGGCCGGCGCATGATGACGATCACTCAAGTCTCTCCTGCCACCTGCGTGTTTGTGAGAAATAATGATCGCATGCCTAAGCCGCTTTGCCGTGTTGAAGGATGCACTCGTCAAACACAGCGACTGGGAGTCTGTTTCACCCATGCGCACACAGAGCCCGCCTATCCCCGCTGCTCGTACCCCGGGTGCGAGCACTACCTGAATGGCAGCGGCCTGTGCTCCACGCACTACTCGATGCAACGGCGCGGCGAGGAGCTCCGGCCCATCATCCAGTGGTCGCTGATCGACTGCCGAGGCCCGCTGTGCGAGCGCAAGGCCGCGTACCGCAACGGGTACTGCGTCCGACACAACGAGCAGAAGAGGACGACTGGTCAGGTCTGGGTGATCGGGCAGAAGAAGCATCCTGGCCGTTCACCAGTCACCGAGTGCGTCGTCGACGGATGCACTGCCACGGAAATTGCCGTATACGCACGCTGCTTGGAGCATGCCCGCGACTTTCACGGATCTTGCTGGCTCCACTGGTGCGATGCGCCGGGTCATCACCACAGCACCGGCATGTGCAGACGGCACAGTGCACAGCAGCGGTCGATGATGCACAGCTTCGGATTCGGATGGCAGCGCTTCCTGGAGATGTCGGCAGCGCAGAACCATCGTTGTGCGATCTGCGGTGCACACGGTGACCCAGCCGACGACAACCGCCTGCATATCGACCACGATCACGACTCCGGCCTTGTCCGCGGCTTGCTGTGCGGGCTGTGCAATCGGGGAATCGGTGCACTCCGTCACGACCCGGAGACCTTGCGGTCCGCCATGCAGTACCTGGCGGACACCGACACGTCAGGGGGTGAGTCCAATTTGGGACGGCTATCTTGAGTTGGGGGGAAATGAGGTAGTTAACAGCCTCCGCGCCCAGGCGTACGCGGCGAACGCCGGCGTGAACCTGGCGTGCGAGGACTGCCCCGACCTGCCCGAATCCGTCGGTGACGAGCCGTACTTCACGCTCGACGCGGACCCGGCTCCCTGGTACGACCCCAAGGCGCCCGAGACGTGGGGGTTCTACGGCGTGCTCGGCCTCGGCGTCACCGGCTTTGCCGGCGCCCCCATCGCCCGCGAGGCAACCGATCTGATCGGGGACGGCGCGTACTACTCGCCCCCGAGGCTCGGGGCCCGCGAGATCGCCTACACCGTGGCCCTCGTCGCCCGCGACGAGTGCTCGCTGGCGTTCGGCCTGCAGTACCTGTCCTGGGTCCTCAACGGCTCCTCCTCGTGCCAGGGGTGCGCCGGTGACCAGATGTGCCTGTTCTCCTGCTGCCCCGGCATGGCGCCCTCGGCGTACGACCCCGGCGACGCGGAGATCCGCCATCTCTACGACGTCACCCTGATCGAGGCGCCCACCATCGCGCCCGACGCCATCCAGGAGTTCGGCGGCCTCCTCATCGCCACCACCACATTCACCCTCGCCGCGCAGAAGCCCCACATCTACACGGACCCGCTGGCGTCGCTCGGCGACTGGACGCTGATCACCAGCGGACAGCGCCTCAACGGCTACGACCCCGACGAGGTCATCAAGGAGTGCCGCCAGCCCCCCAACTGCCTGGACGACGAACAGTGCCCGCCGCCGGCCGACCCACCCCGGCCGCCGCAGATCGTCGACCCCTGCTACCCGACCGGCCCGGACAACTGGTGGCGCACCCGCATCCACCTCTCCCCACTGGACCAGCCCCAGTACATGGAGGCCGTCCCGGTCGTGGAGATCGACACCGGCGCCGAGGAACTACGCCGCGTCGTCGTCCGGTTCTGGCTCAACCCCCAGGATCTGCCGTGCGATCAGGTCAACGACCCCTGCCAGGCCTGCCTGGACATCACCGTGCCTTTCCTGCCGGCCAAGTCCCGCCTGACGGTCGACGGCCGCACCCAGCGCGCGCAGGTCGAATGCCCCGACATCACCACCGGCCGCGCCTCGTACGCCACCCCGCAGCTGTACACGCAGCTCGGCGGGCCGTTCGTGTGGCCGGTATTCGAGTGCCCGACGGGCTTCTGCATCGAAGTGCTTGCCCCGCGCGCCACGGTCGCCGACGACGCCCGCATCCGCGTCCAACTCGTCCCGCGCAGCCAGGTCGGGTGAGGCGCAGATGGCGAACGTACGCGGACCCCTGGGCTGCGCGAGCGACTACCAGGCCCAGATCGTCTGGCGGGAGAACGGGCGCGTCTTCGGCAGCCCGGTGCTGGACGGCGTGACCGATGTGGGCTGGTCGCGGAGCCTGAACGACGTCTCCGAAGCAACCGTCACCATCGCCCGGCAGGGAAACGACCCCGCCTGCTGCGGCATCCTCGGCGAGGTCACCCCGTGGGTGCACGAACTCCTCATCCTCCGCGACGGCGTACGCGTCTGGGAGGGCCCGGTCATCAAGGTGACCGAGGGGCGCAGCGAGATCGTCCTGGAGGCGAAAGACGTCTTCGCCTACCTCGACCGCTGCAAGAACACCTTCAAGATGCGCTACGTCGAAGCCACCCCGGACGAGGAGGGCCGGCGGCGTGGTCAGGTCACCTGGATCGCCGAGCACATCCTGCACCTGAACCTGGAACTCTCCTCGCTGTCGCAGCCGCCGGACTACCCGCGGATCATGGAGTACATCGTCCGCCGGGACAGCTCGAAGGTCATCAAGTACGAGAAGGACGGCTCGTCCAACACCTCGGTGTGGGCCGAGTACGTGGGCAACATCCTGCGCGCCCTGAACAAGCGCGGCCTGCACTGGACCACCGTCGGCCGCACCCTCTACCTGATCGCCGGACTCTCCGAGAACGACCCGCCCCTGGCCCGCCTCGGCCTGGACGACATCCTCGGCGACCTGCAGGTCATCACCGACGGCAACGCGCTCGCGACCGCGTCGTGGGCGCACGACCAGGACCAGCAGGACATCAGCAAAGGACGGGCCGTCGGGACCGGGTACTTCGGTACTGCGTACGGCCGCGTCGACCTCATCACCCGAGTCGACGAGGAAGAGCCCGACGAGGAAGACCTGCGCGAAGCGGCCCGATCCGCGCTCGCCGGCCGGTACCCGATCCCGTGGGCGATCAGCATGCCCGAGAACAGCCAACTCCACCCGGACACCCCGCTCGACGTGAACGACCTCGTGTGCGGCGAACGCGTCGATGTGTCCACCCAAGGCATGTGTACCGAGCTGCTGCAACCGTTCCGGATCTCCGACGTCGAAGGCACCTGGTCGCAGAAGACCGGCGAGAAGATCGCGATCACTCTCGTGCCGCCCAACGCCCTGTCCGGGGACACCCCCGCCCCCGGCGACTAGAGCACAGCTAAGGAGCCACGACGATGACGTCCACCGCCGTACCCGGCCAGCGGGCGGCACAGCGGCCGATGGTGGCCGCCATGCAGTCCAACGCCGCGATCGGCCGCCTCGCCAACCCGCCCGGGATCCTCGCCAGCGAGATGAGCTGCGAAGTCAACGGCGAATGGTGGCACCTGTACTACCCCGAGGGCCGCAGCCTGCAGCACTGGCGCCACGAAGCCACCGGCCGCACCTTCGCCGCCTACCCCGGGCCACTGAACACCACCGACGAGGAGGCCTGACATGCCCAGGTGCGGATGCGGCCAGGGCTGCTCGTGCAGGGTCCTCGGAATCGACCCGATCTTCGTGGAGGGCAACGGCTCCGCCTCCACCCCGTACATCATCAGCCTGGAGCACAACGGCCAGACCGGCGCGTGCGCGCTGGTCTCGGCGATCGGGGACCACGCCGGTCCCGGGCTGCGCTACAACCGGCCCTGCGAACTCGCCACCTACGCCTCCGCGGACGCCGGCAACCAGGTCGGCTACGGCTCCGACGGCGGCCTGTACGTCCCCGACCCGGACAACGAACTCCCGCCCAGCCTGCGGTGCGTGCGCACCGTGGAATGGCTCGCCGCCCAGGAGTTCTGGCACGGCGGCTACAACGGCGCCGGCTCCAACATCGCCCCCTACGGCTCGATGTCGGCCATCGAGCACGCCGCCGCCCTGAACCTGCCCGCCATCCGGATCCGCCCCAAAATCACCGCCGACGGGCGGATGGTCATCATCAACGAGCCGGACCTGACCCGGCCGGCGGACTACAGCCCGCCCGCCCTCGTCGAGGGCACCGAGCCCAAGGACGTGCCCTCCCAGACCATCCGCGCCATGACCAACCGCGTCGCGAACTGGTACGGCCTCGGCTACGACGACGAACCCATGCACTTCGTCTCGGACGCCTGGGCCGACTACGGCGACCGCTTCGTGTGGTTCCTGTACCTCGACAACGCCGACGTCGATGCCGGCCAGCACCTCGCCGTACGTGACGAGATCCTCGCCTGGTGCATGCAGGACCAAGTCGTCGTCTGCACCGGCCAGTCCCGCCGCTCCGCCCTCCAGCCCCTCACCGACGCTGGCATCGCCATCGGCGCGTTCGTGAACGCGGCCGCCCTCGAAAGCGGCCTCACCCCGCAGGAAGTCCTGGACGCCGGCTGCACCTGGGCACTCCTCGAACGCGACATCGCCCCCGACGCGCTCACCCCCTGGGCCGAGTCCGCACTCAACGCGGTGCAGGTCAACGTCAGTGTGCGCGTGCAGGCCGACGCCGCCCGGGATGCCGGCATGGCCGGCGTGCTCTCCCTCGACCCGCCCTACACCAGCCGCACCGGATACGTCGGCCGCGACCAGTGGTTCACCCAGTCCATGATGTCCGGCCAGCTGTCCGCAGCCACCGTGCTGCGCAACCTCTACCGGCGCGAAGCACCCCGCGGCGTCAAACGCCCCTCGGGCGGCTGGATCTTCCCCACCCAGTCGACGATCCGCGGCGGCACGGTCCTGTTCGGGTTCGCCGAGAACACCCCCTCCACCGCGTACGGCTGGGACGTCGAGATCGTCTTCCACCAGGACGGCGGCCAGATGACCGCCGGATCCGCCGGCCTCGCCTTCGCCACGACCGACGACACCCCGGTATCGGCCTGGGCCCCCAACGCGACCGACGACATGTGGTTCCACGGCACCGACGTGCTGCCCGCCCCGAACGGCTACGTCTTCACCTTCACCGCGGCCGGGAACATGACCCTGTACCGGCTCGACAACGGCGCCACCACCCAGCTCGCCACCGCGGCCCCGGTCGGCGGCGGGATCGTGCGCTCCGAGGTGTACCCGTTCCGCTGCGAGATCGAAGGCGACACCGTCCGCGCGGTCCGCCTCGACCCCGAATCCGGCAACCCGGTCCAGACCGTCGAGGCCACCGACGCCACACACCGCGGCGTGTACGTGCACGGCTACAAGTACATCGGCGACACCGCCCTGGAGTGGGACGTCGCCTTCCGCAACCTCACCCCCTCGGCGCCGGCGCAGCGCCTCGACGACGACACCGCCGGCATTCTGGCCGGGCCGCGCATCGACGAACCGGCGGCGACCGCGGACCCGCTGCCGCCGGACCAGGACGACGGGTGGGAGGACAGCGTGCCGCCTATCCCGCCGGAGGCCGGCCCATCCGACGAGCCGTATCCGCCGCCGCTGACCGGCCCGGACCCGGAGCACCCGATCAAGCCCACTGGAGGGGTGTAGCTATGTACGGTGGCTGGGCTTTTTGCTCGTACTCCGGATCGTGGACCGTCAACACCAGTACCGGCATGCAGGCGTTCCCGATCCGCCGGGCGGCGGGCACGTACGACATGCAGGAGTTCTGGAACCCCGACATCCGAGGCATCGCCCCGTCTGTGGCGGGCTGGTACCGGGTGTCGTGGAACTTCACCGTCGAGCAGGCGGACGCCGCGACGAACCATCAGTTCAGTGTGCAGATCCTGCCGCAGTACACGACGAACGCCTTCGGCGCGACCACGACGTACTACGGCAACGGCACCAACTACCTGCATTCCGGGGTGCACACGGTGCGGGTCGAAGACCTCGCCGAGGAAGGCGTCATCCACCCGGCCGTGGACGGCTTCTCCGAGCCGTTCAAGGTGCGGGCGGCGCAGATGCTCGTCGAGTACGTCAGCGGCCTGTGATGACCACCCCACCGCCCGAACACGATGCCGTGGCCGATGCGGCGTGGCCGCGCAAGGGCTGCACCACGCCGCACACGCCGTGGCTGCTGTCCCGCTCCACCGTCCGCCTCTCGGAGGTGCAGCCCGAGTACACGACGGTCATGCAGTCGTGGAACTGGGACAACAAGACCGCCGACCTGTACACGGTGCAGATCGTCCAAGGCGGCGTCCTCATCCCCGGCGAGTCCGGCGCCGGCCCGTCGCACGATCAGCGCACGGCCGCTGGTGACCTGTGCTTCACCCAGCTGTGCGGGCACGGCCACAAGCTGGCGACGATGTGGTTTCGCGGGTCGGGGCACGGCAACCAGATCGGCGTCGAGAACGATCCCGAGGACGGGTCGGTGTGGATCTGGACCGGCTCCAACGCCGAGGCCCAGGAGCCGGGTTCGGGCATCAACGCCCACTCCCGTTCCCTGGCCCGTATCCGGTTCACGGGCAACAAGGTCGTCACGAACGCCGGGATCACGCACTACAACCCCACCGGCCAGATGGAACACGGGGTATCGGTGAACGTCGACCCCACCCCCGAAGCCGAGCGCCTGGTCGTCGTCCACGGCGAAAACAACGAGTTCACCGCCACTCTCTACGACCTCGCCAAGGCCCGGAACAACCAGTGGGAGCCCCTGCACCAGCTCACCTATGAAACCGGGCAGCCGCCGCCCGAGGGCCCGTCCGTCATGCAGGGCATGGCCAGCCTCGGCGGATACTTCTACCTGCAGCACGGCCGTCCCGACGGCACCATGATTTGGATCGCCCGCTACTCCTGGACGACCGGGGTCATGCTGCAGAACACGCCGATGGGCCTGTCCGGGGTCGAGCCGCACCGCGAACCCGAAGGCCTCGCCGTCCAGTTGCCCAAGTTCCCCGACGGGCCACCCGTACTGTGGCACGGCCTCGCCACCGGCCCCGCCGGGAGCCGGAAGGCCGCGTTCGCGAGCATGGGCAAAGTCTGCGACTGCGCCTGCACGTAGAACCCGAACCCGACGTCGTTCCGCCGGCCCCGGGGCGGCGGCAACTCCTCAAGGCCACGGCCGGTGCGGCGGCCGTGGCCGTCGCGGCGCGCCTCGGCCTCCTCGACGCCTGCACCTGCGGTGAGGTGTCGTGCCTGGCAGACCTGATCGCACCGCAGCGGTGCGAGGCCTGCCGGGAGCATGGGTGAGCCCCCGACCCAGGAGGGAATCGGGGGCTTGCACCGAAGCGACCCGTCAGAGCAGTAACCGGTCGGGTCAGTAGGACAGGGTTCCGTCGCCGATGATGCACTTCCCGTTCGGCGCCGCGTCGCTGAGGATGTTCAGCGGCCCGTTCCAGTGCCACTGGGCGATCGGGACACAGAGCTTGTCCATGTCGACAATGTCGCCGTTGACGAGCGTGGTGTTGCCGTCGCCGTGCGCCGAGGCGGTGCCGGCGCCGAGTCCGGCCATGGCGACCGCACCAGCGGCGACCGCACTGGCCGCAAGGAGCTTCTTGCGCATGAGGGATTCCTCCAATTCGTCGGGCACTGAATAACGAGTGCACTGGTGCACGGGTGTCGCCGCCGTGCGGGTGGCCGAGTTCGATCGGTCGTGCCCCAACTCCCTTGACGGTGTTCGCCCGTGAGGTGAACGCTCGTGCAAGGTCATGCAATCGGCTCGACCAAGGAGGCAGCGGTGCCATTACGGTTCATCGGGATTGATCCAAAGACCGGACAGCAGGGTTCGCCCACGGTGTGGGTCGACGAAACGAACGCAGAGCTCGTCTTCCAGGGCTGGAAACCCAGCGCGGAGCTGGAGGCCGAGTGCGCGGCCACGGAAGTTCCCGGCCACGCCGTGGGGATTCCTCCGCACGAGGCCGTCATCCGCGTACCGGCACGCATGGTGCCGCTGATCCGAGAGGCATGCGATGCCGCAGAACGATCCACCCGGCTTTGAGGAACTCCTCGCCGCTGCCCAGCACTCCGCCTGCCACCTGGAGATGCGTGACGTCTACGGCGTAGGTGACGAACAAGCCGACTTCGAGCACTTCCTGCGCACCGGAGAGCGCGACACCGACCCCGCCTCCGAATACTGGACGCCGTGGGTCGACCTCATCGGCACCACGACCGCCCGCGGCGTCTCAGTACGCCGCGCTCGCATCGTGTCCGAACCCGTCACGCCGTACATCCGCTACGAGCACGCCGGAACGGGCGTCAACGTGCAGGCCGGTGAGGACGTGCGATGGCTGCCCCGGCGGCAGGCATCCGACCTCGCACTGCCCGGCAACGACCTGTGGCTCTTCGACCGCACCGCAGTGCTCTTCAACCACTTCGCCGGAGACGGCAACTGGAGCGAGCCGAAGTGGGAGGTCCGCACCGAGCCGTACGTGGTCGATCTCGCCGCGAGTGCCTTCGAGGCCGTGTGGGATCGCGGCATCCCCCACGAGAAGTACACCGTCTGACCCGCGCCGACCGAAGAGCCAGCACATGAGCGCCTCCCCGTCCTCCGCAGCCCAGGCCGCCCGTGAACGCCTCGCAGCACGCCTGCAAGTCCTGCGCGTGGACGCCGGGCTCAGTGGCCAGGAGCTGGCTCTTCGGTGCGGATGGAGCGCCTCGAAACGCTCCCGCATCGAGAATGCCCGCACCCCGCCGTCCGACGCCGACGTCCGCGACTGGTGCGCCGCCTGCGACGCCAACGACCAGGCCCCCGACCTCATCGCCGCGAACCAGCAGGCCGACGAGATGTACGTGCACTGGAAGAAACTCCACCGGCACGGCATGCGCCGCGCCCAGAGCGATGTCCTCCCGCTGTACGTGCAGACCCGCCACTTCCGGATCTACTGCTCGAACGTGGTGCCCGGCATCCTGCAGACCGAGGCCTACGCCACCGCGCTGCTCGGCACCATCGCCCGCTTCCAGCAGACCCCCGATGACGCCCCCGCAGCGGCCGCTTCGCGCCTGGAGCGTTCCGACCTGCTGCACGAAGGCAACCACACCTTCGCGTTCCTCCTCGAAGAGACCGTGCTGCGCTACCGCATCGGTGACACTGCGACCATGAGCGCCCAACTCGGCTACCTGCTGGCCGTGATGCCGCTGCACAACGTCAGCCTGGGCATCATCCCGTTCTCGGCCGAGCGCACCATGTGGCCACTGGAGGCGTTCTACCTCTTCGACGACCACCGCGTGTCGTCCGAGCTGCTGACGGCAGCAGTCAACGTGACTGCTCCAAGCGAGATCCAGACCTACGCCGAGGCCTTTGCCGCCATGAGCCGGCAAGCCGTATACGGCTCCCACGCACGCGCCCTGATCACCGAGGCGATTACGTCCCTCGGGTAGTTCACATGCAATCTGGTGCAACAACGTAGAGGCTGAAATACCGTCCCTGGCACCGTCATTGACATGACGACAGCAGAGCAGGACCCCGTGGCCCGCGACACGACAGACCTGCCGGTCGATGCCGCCGCCATCGGTCTGACCTGCGACTACGCCCTGTCCCCGCACTACTCGATCCCGCCTCGGCAGGAAGTCGACGACCTCACCGACCAACTGCGGCACCACCTGAGGCGCCTCCTACACCTACACACCACCGGCTCCGGGCAGCCCACCGACATGAAAGTGCGCTACGCCGTGCACGACGCCCACATGCTGCTGACAGCGGACCGCGTCGAGCGGCCCGTGGCCGGCTACATTCGCATGCGCGCTCTGGCGCGCGTCTGCCGCGTCCTCGCCTCTGCGAGCCCCCGGTGAGCATCGCGGGGGACTGGCTCCCCGACTCCGAGATGGAACGCTGCACCGCATGCCGGCAGCCACTGACCGGTATCCCTCAGCCCCGCTCTCAGCCGCGCATGGTGTGCCGCAACCGCCGCTGCTCCAAGTTCCAGCACCTGACCGACGACGACGGGCACCAGCGATGAACCGACATCGGCGCCGCATGCTCGTCGACCACGCGATCACCGCCACCGTGGGCGGTATGGCCGCGTTCGCGTTTGCGCTCGCCCTGTGGCGCGTGCTGTAACCCCCCAAAGCCCCGGCGCCCTCTCGACGGTCCCGTCCCGAAAACGCCCCTTCGGGAGGGCGCAGGCCACCACCTCCGCCCGGCCCGTGACGGCGCCGGTCCCCCCGGCCGGGGGCCGGGCGGAGCCCTGTCCCATTCCAGTGAAAGGACACACCGTGACCACTGTCGACCGCACACTCACCACCGGCCGCGCGCTCGTCGATGACGACCTCTTCGACAGCCTCGCGCAGTTCGTCACCGTCCACGACGACCAGTCCCGCGCCCGCGCCGAGGACATCGCCGACCAGGCGCTGGCGTTCCTCGTCACCGCCGCGACCGCGACCGTGCCCATGGTGCCGTCCGACGACGTCGACCTCGGCCTGCACGCCCTGATCCTCCACACCAAGGAGTACGCCGAGCTGTGCGAGCAGCACGCCGGACGGTTCCTGCACCACAACCCCAAGCCCGGAGGCGGCGGCCGTGACCCGGAGATGGTGGCCGCATCCGCCCGCGCGATGAAGGCGGCCGGATTCCGCGTTCACGACGACCTGTGGACCCACAACGGCGAAAATCTCGCCCAGTGCGATTCCGACTGCGGCCGCCCCTACGGCACCGCCTGACCTGAGGACGGGATCCCTCGTGCCATCGCTGCCCCCAGCAGCCCACGACGCCCTCAACCCGAGCGAGGTCCGCCTGGTCATGGACCGGCGCGGCTCGACGGTCTGGGACGTCACCACCGCGGACGGCCGCTACGCGGTCAAGGCCGGCTACCCCATCGAGGCCACCGAGCACTGGTCCGCCCAGCCCTGGACCGCACACGCACCGGGCCGGGAGGCCGCCGTGCTCGCCGCGATGAACACCCCGGTCACGACCGGCACATGGGCGTCGGGCACCTGGAACGCGCAGCCCTGGCACGAGGGACCCGACCTGCAACAACTGTGGGAACGCTACCGACTGCCCGGCTCGGCGGAGCCGATCCGCATGGACGCGGCGCTGGAGTGCGCCCGCGCCCTGGCCGACCTCCACGCGCGCGGTTGGGCCCACGGCGACGTACAGCCGGCGCATTTCATCCTCGGCCTCGACAAGACGCACCTGATCGACCTCGCACTCACCGCCGGCCCCGACGTCCCGGCAGATGTCGACTTCCCCTACCGGGGATGCCTGGTCCACTACGAGGCCCCCGAGATCTCCAGGTCCGTCCTGGAGACCGGCACCGCGATGCCCACGCAGGCCGCCGACGTGTACGCGCTCGGCGCCTCCCTCCTCATGGCCGCCCGCGGCCGCCGCTACGTCGTCTACCCCGACGACGCCTCACGCGCCGACCAGCGCACGGAGGTCGTCCACGGAGTCCGCCGCAGCATCAACGTCGAAGGGCCGCTGCACCCGCTGCTGACGGCGATGCTCGCCTACACGCCCCGCGGCCGGCCGACCATCACCGAGGTAGTCGAGGAACTGACAGGCGCCCACGCGGGGCAGTCTCGTTCTGCGGCCCGAGGGATGTTCCCGGGCTCCGTGTAGCGCGCCTCGCACGCAACCGACCTGGAGGACCCGGCATGACACCGCGACGGGCGGCCCGCCTCGCCCTCATACCCGCCACCGTCTTAGCGCTGCTCGGCGCCGACGGCGAGTGCTCGTCCGGCCAGGGCGCCGAGCCCGTCCCCGGCGGCCAGCGCCAGGGCCAGGTCACCGACGGACGCTGCTCCCACCACACCGGCCCGCCGTACGCGGCGAGCGGCAAGGTCTGGTCCCAGGCCACCGCCCAGTGCCGCGAAGCGGTCCTCAGTCACACGATGGTCCTAAAGATTCAACGCCGGAACGCCAACGGCGCCTGGATCGATCAAGCCACGGTGCGCGACTCCAAGGCGCCGGGAAAGATGCAGGTGAAGACCGTGCGAGCCGAAGCCAAATGCGTGCCTGGCTACTATCGAACAGTGCTGGACGCGTCCGTCCTTACGGTGAAAGACCCCGACGGCGCGGCCGACCCCGGGCATATTGAGAGCGACCCGCAGCTCATCGACAAGGAGCAGTGCTGATGGCGACGGACCGCGTTGTGCGCCTCGATCTGGGCAGCGAGACCCACAGGGCGGGACGCCGAGCGAGGCTCGCAGTCTGGTGCTGGGAGCACGGTCTCCGCCAGGCGAACAACGCGCTGATCGCCGCCATGGCCCGCCTCGGATACGCGCCCGCGTCGCCCGCCGGCGCCCCGTACGAGTCGTGCGCCGCCTACGAGCAGGCCACCGGCCGCACCTGTGGGTTCGACGCCCCGGCAGGCTCGACGGCCACGCACCAGCACTTCCGACCGCGGCCGCGCACGCGGCCGCGGCTCCTCGACTGGGAACGCACTCCCTGATCGGCCACTCAACCCGCCGAGCATCTAGTATCGAACATGTGCGCGATATGGGTGTGGGGGAGCGTCTGAAGAGTCACCGGGCGGTAGTCGCGTGGCTGGAGTACCAGCTGGCTCAGGAGCGCCGGAAAGTGCAGGACCTGGAGGCCGAGGTGGCCGCGCGGGAGCAAGCCCGCGAGGACGCCCGCAGGGCCCGCTACACCGTCGAGACCACGTGGCCAGACATGCCGAACGTCCTCCACCGCAGCGGATGCCGCTACAACTCCAGCCCCCAGACCAACATCCGCGCTTCGGAGGCCGTCCAGCGTGTACGTGACGATCCCCTGGTGTGCTGCACCGCCTGCGACGCAGGAGCGAACATCACGGCCCTCTTGTCGGCAGATGGCGGCCGCGACGACGGCACTTGAGCCGGGAATCCGCCTGGGCTCAGGCGACGTCGAAGAGCATCCCGCGCTCTTCGGCCGCAGCCGTGCGGACGGCGCGGTCGGCGGTCACCGTGTCCGCGTAGGCCTGCAGCGTGCCGTGCTCGGCGTCCCACCGGCGCATGAACTCCACCACCAGCGGGTGCGCGAACGTACGGCGCAGTTCGTCCCGGCGTAGCGGGTGCTCGACGGCATCGGTCAGGAGCATCACGGTGCGGTTCCCCGAGGCGTCGCGGAACGCGACCTTCGCGCGGGTCACCTCGTCCTGGAACGCCGTCTCGTCGCCGGTCTGACCCTGCCGCTCCCGGCACCCGGGCGAGGAGCAGGTCACCGGCATCCACGAGGCGCGGGCGTCGGTCGCCAGGACATAGGGGCGGCGGTGGCAGGCCGGCCGCGGTGCACGCTCGCCCTGGAAATCCCCGTCCATCTCCACCGCGTGGATCTCGCCGCCGCGTACGGGAAAGCGCAGGGTGCGGCCGGTCCACTTGGTCCGCGCCGCGGAGGCCAGGTCGCGTATCCGCTCGTGGCTGCTGAACAGCGCGCCGAAGTCGAAGTCAGCCAGATCCGTCATGCCCCACCCCTTTCCGGTATTTCTATACCTCCTCAGTATGACGAATACGCCAACCGGGGCGCCACGCCGTTAGCTCCGCTCCTGGTGCAGCCGGATCAGCAGCATCTGTACCTCCGCGTCCTGCAGGAGCGCGCCGAGCTCCTCCAGGCCGATGCCCATGTGCGCGGCGGCACGCCGCGAGTCGGCCACGTACCGGCGCAGCACGTCGGCCTCGTCCGGCTCACCCACGGCCAACACCGCGCCGGCATCGCCAGGTTGGCTCGGCGCCGGGGCCGCGGACTCCCGGTCGATGACTTCGTCCGCGCCGGTCAGCGACGGAACGGCGGGCCGGTCCTTGGGCGCGCCGCGGGTGATCGCCCGGCGCTCGGTGTCCTCGTGGAGGGCGGCGGTCGCGGCGGCGCCGGACACCATGCGGTCGTCCAGGAGGCGGCCGGCGAAGTCCTCCACGACCTGGGCGGTGACGCGCTGCTGGTGAGTCGAGGCGAAGCGCCGCAGTTCCGCGTAGTCCTCGGCGGCCTGGTCCCAGCCCTTGGCGAGGCCGACGCCGAGCATTGCCCGGGCATGGCTGTCCGCTACGGGTCTTGCCCAAATTTGGGCAACGGCCCGCTTCATGCGCCACTCCCGCATCCGACGGTCCGCCTCGGACAGCGAGATGCCGGCCCACTCCTCGTCGAGGTACTCCTCGACCGTGCGGGTACCGTCCTCGCCCCGGTACAGGCGGCGCCGCACGGCTGCCTCCAGGGCCTTGTCCCGCATCCAGTCGGCCTGGGTGCCGTTGTCCCGCGCGGCGTGGATGCGCTGCAGCTCGACGTGCTCGCGGGCCGTGAGCGGCCCGTGCGCGTCCGCCTCGTCCACGTCGACCGGCTCCGGGATGTCCCCGGCCTGCACGGCGTGATGACGCTCGCGCCGCGCCTGCACCACCGTGCCCGCCGCCGCTTCCGGCTGCTCGGCGCCATCGGAGCCCTGCTCCTGGGCGGCCCGCAATCTCTCGGCGATCGCCGCCGGCGAGTTGTTCCTCACCACGGCAGCCACCCCCGCCCCTTCGCCCCGAGCTCGGTGACGAGCTCATCGAACGGGCCGCGCCGGTCGGGGTGTTCGCAGGTGTTGTTCACCGCGTTCGCGAGCGCCTGCTTACGCGGCACGGTCACGCTCAGCACGTCCCAGCCCAGCTCGCCGAGCTGCTGCCGGTACGTGCGGGTGTCCGGACTGCCCGCAGGGCAGCGGTTCAACAGGACGGCGGTCGGCGGCGCTTGACCGTCGGTACGGAGCACCGCGGAGCGGGCGATCATCTTCGACAGCGGGGTGCCCTTGTCCGGGACGGTGAGGCGGGCGAAATCCGGGCTCGTCGGGGAGAACGTCACCAGCGCGCAGTCGGCCACCTCCAGGACCGCGTCCACGACTCCGGGATGGTTCTCGGCGTGCCCGACATCCACGACGTTCACGGCGTCCGGGTCCATGGCCGGGTACACGCTGCGCGCGAAGTCCGATGTGGCCGCCTCGTGCACCTTGCACGGGAAGTCCTCGGCGATCAGCGACCACTGGAACAACTGCTGCGAATCGTCCGCGTCGTAGCAGGCGACCGGATAGCCCGCACGGTGCAGGGCGTAGGCGAGAAGCCCGGAGTTGGTGGTGCCGCCCATGGTGCGGGGCTTGAGGCTGGCGATGAGCATGCCGGCCAGCGTATCCGGGCCGGTGGGTTCATCGGATCGGTGTTACCGGCTTTGAAGCCAGGGCAGTACACCGAACACCACGAAGCCGATCACGCTGCCGATGAGCAGACCGGCGAGAGCAGCTGTACGCCGTCGCACGCTTCCCCCCAAGGTGTCGGTGTACACGGTGATCTGCGGTCAGACTATCGGCGCTCCGGTGGCCCTCGGGCGGCGAACGATCCAGGCTCAGATTCGTTGTGCCGTGCATCCCCGGGGGTGCGGGCATGGTGCTGCAGGAGAGCTGCGGACGGCAACGGATCGCTCTTGCTCATGAAACACCCGCACCCTCGGGGCCCGCTGAGCTGCAACGGGCCCTGTCGGAGCGCGGGTTGACGATCCGTACGAGTGAGACCCGGCGCGCCACCGCCCCACCATGGGCCCTGTCGGGTCAGTGTGCTCATGCTCGGTTCGGCCCCTCGTCCGTCGCCGAGCAGGCAGGCCCGGGCGGCCCCGTGCTCGGTGGTCGTGGGAAGGGGCTCGCGGGACCTGCATCCCCCGCGGGGAACGACGTCCGGGTCCAGGGGTGGGCTCAGTGCGGGAGAACACCCCCGGGCCCGGACCGGCCCTCAGAACAGCGTCGTCACCTCGGCAGGCACGTCCGCCGCCAGGTCGAGGGCAGTCTGCCCCGGGACCGATCCGGCCGGCGGTTGGTGCGAGCCCGGGCATGAGACCAGCTTGACGCGCCGCTGTGCGGGCGGGTCGTGACGGAACATGACACCACCCACGACCGCGATGTTACGGCCGCAGGTGGGGCAGGGGCGGCGCGGGGAACGGCTCATGCGTCGCCGCTCAGGTGGTAGGTAGCGCCTGGTTGATTACGCTGCTGCTCATCATGGTTCGTCACGGTGCCCATGATGACGAACGCCCCCGTAACACGGGGGCGTTCGTGTGTCGCGTGTCAGTGGTCGGCCGGATGACGCTGCGCGCTTCCGGGGGCTTTTGCGGGGCCGGCCAGTACCGGTAGGTCGAGGGCGAGCTGGGCGCAGATGTGGCCTTCGGCGCTGTAGTACTGGAGCACCTCGCGCCACATGCGGTCACGCAGGCCGTGCGCCTCGGCGGTATAGCCGTCCTCGACCAGATCACGGATCAGGCGGGTGTAGGTGCGGATCTGCTCCTCGAACTCGTCCTGCGTCACACCGTCACATCCTTCCCTGGGCGCTGCGCGGCCTGCTCGTCACGCTCCTGGACCAGCTGGTCGAGCTGGTCCTGCATGGACTGTAGGGCCTTGATGACGGCCTCCAGGTGGTCTCCACGTACGGGCTTGAAGGTGCGGATGTCGAATTCGCGGGACGGGGGTGCGGCGTCGGCCGCCGCCCGTGTGTGGGCGGCGGCGTCCGCGTACGTCTCGGCGTCGGTCACGCGGCAGCCTGTTCGGCCGCCTGGAGCGCCTTACCGCGCTCCAGGATGTGCGCGCCGAGCGTCGTGGCCCGCCCTTCGCCGTCGAGCATAGGAGCCCCCTGCAGATGGCGGGCCCGCACGGTCTGCATGAGAGCTCCAAGGTCGGCGAACGTCGCCTCCGGGTCAAGCGCCTTGGTCACCAGGCTCTCCACGGGCTCGACCTCTGCGCCGTCCTCCAGCCACTCTCGGATCTGCTGCCCGAACTCCACTCCTGGGCGCCGCTCGACGGCGCCGGACAGAGCGCGGGCACGGGACTTGGTCACCACCAGGGTGTTCTCGTAGTCGAGGGAACCGACGATGTCGAATTCGTACTCGATGCCCTCGCGCTGCTCGGGCTTCAGCCCGACCTTCCGGGGGGCCTTGCGGCCGCGGTCGTCAGTTTCGACGACGTACTCCGTCTTGGTGCGCATCGTGACGATGACGTGGCCCGGGTAGGCCACGAGTGCGTCGATCATGGCGCGCTCCATGGGGCGGGCTTCCTTCCAGCCGCCGAAGGAGTTGTTGCCGTACGACTTCTTGGAGGCCTGGTCGACCTGTTCGAGCATGCCGCCGGTCCCGGACCAGAAGTGGGAGAGCGAGTCGACGACCACGGTCTCGTACCCGGCGGCCGCGGCGACCGCGAGCGCCTCGACCAGTTCGGCGGGGGCGAAGTGCTCCAGCTCCAGGGTGTCGAAGATGAACTCGTCGGCGTACTTGGACGCTGATCCGCGCTCGGTATCGATGACCGCGACGCTCTTCCCGAGCGCGGAGGCGATCATGAGTGCGGTGTACGTCTTGCCGGATCCGGACGGTCCGTCGAGCGCGACCCGGGCCTTGGCCTGCGCCTTGGATGCGCGGGTAAATTGGAAGCGAGAGGACACCTGGTGCTCCTTTCGTGGGGTGTCGGCGGAGTTGTCGAGACGCGGCCGGCACCCCTGTCTCTGTCTCGGGGGCGGCGGTTCACCGAACCACCTTTGTGGTTTCTATGTTACATCATGGAGGTTGTCTACGCAGGCCTTCGGGCTTTCGGATCCACCGTGCGACCGACGTCCTTGGCGAGCTTGCGCAAGGTCGCCAGCGTGAAGGCCGGATTCCGGCCGATCCGCTCATCCGGAACGACCTTGCCCCGCTGCATCCACGTCCTGACGTTCCCCGGCTCGACGCCGAGCATCGCCGCAGCGTCCGGCAGGCAGTACACCGTCACCCCGAGCTCTGGCGAGACGTGCGGATACGGGACCGGGAACTTCGACGTACGGGGCAGTGGTCGGCCACGCTCGTCGAGCAGTCCGTGCCGCCGGCCGACGGCCACCGCGCGCTCGCGGCGCCAGCGCTGGTTGCGGGTGCCCTCGGAGACGGGCTCGCCCAGTTCGTCGGTCCACTTGTTGACCTTGGTGCGGTCCACGCCGAGAAACTCGGCAATCTGTGCCTGGTTCATGGTCTCGTCGTTGTCCAATGCGTGCGCTCCGTGACCTGATGCCTGTTGGTGGTCTACAGGTTACGGAGCGCGTTGTTTTTATGTCGCAGAGGGAGTGTCGGATCCCTGGTCGGCACGCTCGGATGTGTACGCGAGGTCGTCGCAGGTGCAGCCCTCTACGGCGCAGGGGATGCGCGGGGCGCCCGTCAGTGCGGTGTCGGTCATAACGTCGAGGTGGTTGATGCCGGAGCAGCCGCACACGCACCGGGCGGCCCGGTTGACGGCGCCGGCCTCTGCCGCGCGGCGGTCGGCTTCCCGGGTGCGGGCTTGTCGGGCGATCTCGAGGTCGGTCTCACGCATGGCGTTCTCCATCAGGTGGGGTGGTGTCCGGGGTCGGGCAGTTCAGGGTGCCGCCTGCCGCTGACAACGGCAGGCGAGAGGGAGGGTGGGCTACTCGTCCGGCGTGCTGCCGTCGCGGATGGCGCCGTCGGGCAGGACGTCGCGGGCCGCGGCGGGGGTGAAGTGCAGATCGCGTTCGAAGAGCTCACCCACGCGGCGCGGCGCGTGGGACTCGTAGGTCGGCAGGTCGAAGTAGCCCCAGTCGCCGTGTGCGGAGTCGCTGTGTCCGACCATCCCGAACCCGAAGGCCTCGCCGGTGGCGGGGTCGTATTCGGTGATCCACAGGTCGGAGCTGGCGTTGAAGTAGTGGACCTGGACGGTGACGTGGGCCAGGCCCTGGCCGTCGGTGGCGTGCAGGGCGGGCAGGCGCCGGCGCTCGGCGGCGGTCGGGTAGAAGGCGTGTCCGCGCAGCCGGCGGTGTACTTCGGGCATCGGGGTGTTGGTGGCCATGGTGCGGTCTTTCGGGGTGGGGCCGGCGGCCGGGGCGCTGAGGAGCGCCCCGGCCCGGGGCGTGGTGGGTCAGTGGCGGGTTATGGAGGTGCGGCGCACGCACCGGATGACGTAGTCGTCTCGGTCGGCGTCGTCGGCGTGGAGGTCGATCAGCCGGTAGCGCAGGTCGGGCAGGTCCCAGCAGCGCCAGCAGTAGCAGGCGTAGGCCCGGAAGGTCCGGCCATGCTCGATGGTCTTGGAGCCGAAGTAGGTGACGCGGGAGCCGGGTCGGATCTTGGGTGGGGTGCAGCAGTCGTCGGCGTGGTCGCGGCGCGGCTTGCGGCTCTCGGGGGTGCTGGGGTGAACGGTGGTGGCGTGCATGGTGCGGGTCCTTCGTGTTGTGCGGTGGGGGGGCGGGCCGTGGGGCACGTGCCCGGTGGCGGGAGTGAGTCGGTCGGCCCGCCCCTCGGTTCAGGAGGTGGTCTGGCAGTCGGTGCACAGCTCGGGGCAGGCGGCCCGTGGGTCGAGGCGGTAGTGGGTGCCGCATATGAGGCAGGTCGGGTGAGTCACTGGGCGCATTCCCTTGAGCAGTAGTGGGGATCGTCGTCGGGGCTGGGCTCGAACCAGATCTCGCACTCGGCGCACTGGTTGTAGCGGTCGATCTCGTCGGTCATCTGGTGAGCTCCGTTCCCGTTCCGGCCTTTCGTGGTTTCTACGTTACGGATCCGATGAGCGTGACGCAACACAGAAACCACGAATGAAGGCTAGGTCACATTGGTTGTTTCTGTGTTGCATCGAGGGGGCGGCATGCGTAACGTAGAAACCACGAACACGGCGAACGGAAGGACCCGATCATGCTGCTCATCACCCGCGCTACCAACGACATCGAACTCACCGAGTGCTCGGGTGACTGCGAGTACGTATGCATCTCCGACGAGCGCGAAGCGCTCGGCTGGGGCCTCAACTTCGGCGACGAGTGGCTCTGCGAGGAGTGCTACCTCGCCTGGGCCGACGAGTGGGGCATCCCCGTCGCCCCGGTTCGAACCGCCGCCTGACGCCCCTCCCGCCGCCGGGCCCGCATCCCGGGCCCGGCCCTAGAAAGGCCACCCTCGTGATCAACCTCGACAAGCGCGAATGCCGCCACTACGCGTGCACCCGCACCGCGAACTGGCTCGTCGGCGACGGCGTCGTCCGCACCCTGCTCTGCAACGGCCACAAGAACCCGCCCATGGTGCGCCATGCGTTCGTCATCGCCGCTGCCGCCTACGTCTGGCCCGATCCCGCCCAGAGGGCCGCGTGAGCGCGCGCTACCGGGTCTGGATCGAGGAGACCCGCACCATTGAGATCGACGTACGCGCCGGTACCCGCCAGGGCGCCGAGCGCCTGGCCCTCGCCCACGCGAACCGGCAGGCAGCCGACGATGCGCCGGCGGCCACGACCTCCATCCACCCCGTACGGCGCACCCCGCGCATGGTCGTACGCCTCACCGGCGGCATCGCGCAGCCCTGACCCTCGCGGAGAACGCCGTGATCTGGACCGTGACCGTCTGCGCGGACGCCGAGTACGTCTACCGGGTCGACGCCCACTGGGCCGCGACCGAGTCGGACGTCGTGGCGTTCGTCAAAGCGCAGCACCGCGCGCACCGTCGCCCGGTACCCGAATCCATCTCCGCTGCGAGGAGCCACCGTTGACGCACTACACCGTGATCGTCCTGCGCTCCGACGTCGACCCGGATGACCTGGTCCGCGCCGCCGTCCTCAAGGGCGTCGAGCTGCCCGACTCCGCGTTCTGCAACTGGCTCGACGATCAGCTGCCGAGTGACCCGCTGTTCACCCGCTACGTGTGGCGCGGAACTGCGGCGACGGCGGTCGAGGCCGAGGGCCTGGCGCTGGATGCTGTTGCGGCCGGTGAGCTCTGACGGCGCGGCGCGGTGTGCTGCAACCCACTCCAGATAGGTTGCCAACATGAACGTATCTGGGGTATGGTGGAGACACAACAGCAGAGAGGAGGGAGGCCCTTGAAAGACGAGGGAATCGACTGGTCCACGATCGCCGTCGCGGTGATCACCGCCGGACCCGCGTACCTGACCATCGCCTGGCAGATCGCCAAGGATCGCCGCGAACGGCAGGAACGAGACCGGAACCGACGGGAAGGCCAGTAGGAGAAGGGGCCCGGAGTGAATGAAGCACCCCGGGCCCCGACCCTCATCATCGCCTCCCTCCGCAACGAAACGGAAGGACAGCACGCCGATGCGCACGACCGGCCTCGTCATCATTACCGCCACCACCGGCGCAGCCCTGGCCCTCACCGACGCCCCCACCTGGTCCTGGGCCATCTGGTCCGTCGGCAACGCCACCATGTGGAGCCTCGCCCACCGCCGGCGCACCGCATGACCACCCCACCGCTCCCCGACGGCTACACCACCCCCGACGGCAAGCCCCTGCGCATTGGCGGCCTCATCGAAGTCGCCGAAGTCCTCGGCCTCACGAAACAGGCCGCGGGACGCGCCCTGAAAAGGGCCGGCGGCCCCGGACTCGTCGCCGAGCTCGCCATGGGCCCCGTGTACGACCTGGACGTCATCAAGGAGTGGGACATGGAACGCAAGAAGACCCCCGGGCCGGCCGCCACCAAGGCCAGGGAGGTATGACGATGGATGGACCGGTCGCCGCGGCGATAATCGCGATCTTGGGCCTGGGCGTCAGCGCGTTCATCGTGCTCGGCATCCGGGCCGTGGCTCTCCTGGAGCGCATCGCGAACCTCATGGACACGGACAGCGCCGTGCACCAGCTGCGCCGCGACCGCAGACACGAGTGACTGCACGCTGGTGGTCCGTCCCTGCCTGAACCAGGGGCGGACCACCAGCCGCTCGGGGTCCGGCCGCCGCCGACAGCGGCCGGACCCCGGTCCTGGGCGGAGCGCTACAGCAGCACGACCACGCCGCAGCCGACCAGCACGCCGGCGGCCACATGGCCGAGGAGGATCGTCCAGCGCAGCTGATCGCGGATGTTCAGCGCGGCCAGGGCCCGCGCGTAGTCGCCAGCATCGTGCGCGCGCTGAGCCTGCCGGGCGGCCACGGCCCAGACCTCGCGCTGCATGCGCCGTACGGACACCCAGATGTACGCGCCGGACGCCAGGCACATGAGGCCGGCCACCAGCTCGCTCACGACGGCGTCCCGGTCCAGTCGTGGCAGTTCCCGCAGTAGCCCTGCTCGATGTCCCGCGGGTGCCGCGACGTGTGCTGGCACTTGGGGCAGGTGAACGGCTTCCGGCCGCATTCGTCCAGCAGGTGGATGAGCAGCGGGTCCTGCAAGGTGGTGCGGACGTGGGTCCGTACGGCGTGCGCCATGGCCTCGTTCGTCCCGGCGGGATCGCCGTAGGCGACCGGCGTCGACATGTGGCTGAGGGCGAGGCTGGTCGTCGTCGCCATCTGCATCGCGCCGAGCATCGCCTGCCACGCCAGCTCGTGCGCGGTGGCCTGCTCGACGGTCATCGTGCGCTGCGTACTGACCCGACTGCGCCCGTCCCGCGTCCAGGCCTCGTCCGGCAGCGCCTCCAGCGTCTCGACCAATGACTGCGCCAGCCTGATCGCGGAGCTGCGAAGGTACGCCCCGGACAGCTCCGAAGGCTCCTGGTCGGTCACGCCACTCCCTCGCTGTACTCGGCGTAGAAGGTGTTCGCCAGGTGATTGAACTCGGTGACCTCGCGGCCGGTGAGGTTCGCCGCGGCCATCGTGACCACCCGGGCGTTCAGCATCGCCAGGTAGGTCAGATAGTGCCCCTGCGCGCTCTGGTCGCAGCCGGAGTCCTCGCCCGGCAGACAGGCCGGTACCTCGACGCCGAGCGCCGCCAGAGCCGTCCGCACCTGACGAGCCTCGTGTGTCCACTCGTCCGCCGTCCAGGGTGCCGTCACGCCGAACCGCCCTGCCCGTCGCGGACGATCCAGGAGTTGCCGCAGTCCATGCACACGACCAGATGGCGCGAACGGTCACCCCGCGGGTGCCAGTCCCTCCTGTGCTCGCCCGGCCTGCCGCAGCCCTCGCAGACGTCGTCGGCCAGCGTCGGGAAGACCTCCTCGGCGTAGGCCCGGCCGCGGGCAGCATGCATGATGGCGCGGAGCGCCAGACGCAGGTTGCCGGAGTCGAGCGAGGACAGCGCACCGCGTACAGAGGTCTGAGTGCCGGCCGCGATCGAGCACGCGAGCTGCAACATCCCGCGCTCGCTCCCGGAGCCGACCAGTAGCGCGTAGTCACGTTCTTCTGTGTCGCGGGTGCGACGGTCGATGAGGAGCGCCCCGGAGATACCGGTCCAGTCAATGGCCGCATATTCGATGTCCGTGGTGTGTGCGGTGTCGCAGCCGGGTTCGCAGTCCTCGAAGCAGTCGCTGCCGTACGTGATCCATCCGTGCTGGTCGAGGGTGGGCAGCCAGCGTCCGTGTGCGGCAAGGAGGTCGACCGCGGCCTCCAGCCCCCAATCGCCTTGTGCGCTGGCGGTGAGCTGCTCGTGCAGGCTCAGTGTGCTGGACCTCATGCGGACTCCCCGTTCTGCAGGTAGCGCACCCCTGCTCGGCATTCGGTACATCTCACGTCCGCGCTCCGTTCGCCCCTGGGGCGGTGGCGCAGCGCAGGAAGTCGGCGAGGGCATCGGGCACGTTGCCGGTCAACAAGTCGGCGCCGTCCGGCTCCACGCAGTCGCGGCGCGGCCGCGCCATCGAATCGTCCGGCAGCCGGTCCCCGGACACGACGTACGTACGACCGGCCAAGTCCACGCCCTGGATGAATCGTTGCTCTACCCGGCCCGGGATGTGCTCGAACCGCGGGACGCTCCCGCCGGCCTGGTGCCGACGCACGGCCTCCTGGACCCGCGGGCTGGTGCTGTCCGAGTTGATCGCGAACGCCTCGACACGGAACGCCGCTCCGATCAGGGTGTCGGCGTGCGGTGGCGGGCCGGCCAGGGCAAGGGTGTGAGCGATGTTGCGCAGCACCGTCGGAGGATGCGGATGGGTCGCCCAGACGAATGTCGGGATAGGCAGCGGCTTCGCGGTGACCTTCAGCCATTCCTGGTACAGGAAGTAGACCTCGGGAGCCTCGTCCCATTCGGTGCGGGCCTCGATGAGCTGCTGCAGGGCGTCCAGAACCTGGTCGGGCGGCGCGACGTTGGTCACGACTCAGCCCCGGCGAGCGCCCGGATCATCTCGCGCTGCGCGTCGGTCAGCCCGTGCGGCCAACCCTCAGCGTCGACCGCGTACAGCGCCACGTTTCCCCGCCAGCGCTGCACCTGGCCCCCGAGGGCCGGCACGATCCGCTCGGCGTGCGGATTGGGCTCGTACTCCTCGGGCATGAGGAGCGCGACGTCTGCCCCCATGCCGCGCAGCCCCAGGGCCTGTTGGGTTGGAGTAGCGAGGCTGAAACCTGACGTGGCCCCGTAGTTGGGGTCCACGATCTTGTCGAGGCTGAACGCGCTACCTTCTCGGAACTCCAGCCCCTGCGGGGTGATCAGAGCGTAGGTGTTGCTCATGCGGTGGCCTTCTCGGTCCGGGTGCCCAGGTTCAGGGCGAGTGCGGGATGGGGTGCTTCATCGGGGCGCCGGTCGCGCAGGAACACAGCAGGTCGGCGCATGTAGAGGTCTATGAACACGCCGTACCGGTCGGCTACGCCGAGGGCGGCCAGCCGGTGCGCACAGGAGGTCATCTCCTCCACGACGTCGAGGATCAGTTGCGGCCTCGGTCCGGTGTGGTCCTCGAACGCGGCAATCAGGGTGTCGTCGGGGCGCCGCCGGGCAGTGACGGGCCACTGAGCACGCCGGCCGCGGTGCAATAGGTGCATGGCCCGGGCGCGGGCGCGGTCTTCCTGCTGGTCATCGGTGCTCGTCAACTGCTGTTCCCCTTCGGGCGGTACCTGGATGACAGGGCCCGGCCCCAGCAGCGCCGGGGTCGGGCCGGTGTGGTCGGTCAGTCGTCCTTGATTTCGCCGCTGCGCCGCTCCAGCAGGAGTCTCAGCAGGTCTTCGCCGCTCAGGCCGGCCCGTCTGAGGACGGCGAGGAGCTCGGCGTCATCGTCTCTGACCGGCGCCTCGGGTTCGGGCTGGTCGCTGTGGAGGCTGTTGAGGATCTCGCGGTGGTTGCTGAGGTCTGCCAGGGCGTAGATGGCCGTCGTTTCCGGCGACTGGTGCCGGGCGAAGTGCTGCGTGGCGATCAGGTCGAGGGTCTTCTGGTAGTAGCGGGTGATGGCCGTGTGGCGGAACTGATGGAACTTCAGCTGGACACCGATCTGCGCCGCTCCGATCGCCACGTCGCCGGATACGCGCTGCCCCTTGACACCCGGCCAAAGAGCGCCGCGCGTTCCCTCGGAGCGCTGCCACAGTGCCTCGAACAGGTTGTCCGGCACGTCGATCGTCGTCGCGAGTCCGGCTTTGCCGAGCACGTACAGCGTGCGCGAGCTCGCGTCGAGGTCCTTCCCCTGAATCTTGGCGACCTCGAAGGCCCGAAGGCCGAGCTCTCCGCCGAGGCGCGCCCAGAGGTGGGTCAGCGGGTCGGTGGCGCTCAGGTGTGCCATGACCCGGCTGTAGGTCTCTGTGGTCAGTGGTCTGGGTCGGTACTTCGGTGTCTTGGGTTTGCGGATGCTGGCCGTGGGGTCGTCGGCTGCGGCGAACCGGGCCCAAAGGCTGATGTGTTCGAGGTACTTGCGGACGGACGCAGGCTCCAGGCCGTGATCCTGAATGTACATACGGATGTGATTGGCGGTCAGATCGTGGGGATCGCTTACACCGCTGTGCCGGCAGACGACGTCCACCATGGTGATGCGGGAAGTGATCGTTTTGCCGGACAGGTCATGTTCCACCATGGCGTCATGCCAGGCGCTGAGTTTCTCTGGAACGCTCACCTGCGCATAGGTGCTCCACAGATATCCGCCTAAAGCGAACTCACCACCCTTTGTACGCGAACTAGGGCGATACGGAATGAGTGTTCGCCTCTGCGGAGTGTTTGCCGCATTCCTCAT